TTAGTTGGTGACTTCGGGCGATTTACCGTCCGAAAGGTGAGGGTAGTTCACTTCACATATCGTTCAATACTTGCGATAGAACTTTAAGACTTGCACCGCTTTGACCTAAGAAGCCCACCACTCACCAAATTCAATATTATAGTATAAATACTTTTTATTTTTTTAGTTTTTTAATTCTGTCGATGTATAATAATGTAAAATTACTAAGAGATAGACAGAAAGTTTGAAAACACTTTATTTACTTATGTTTTTGTGAGAATAAAGTAAATAATGAATAAAAAATAATATTTGGAATTAACTTTTCAATGGGTTCGACAGATTTAGTATTTCAAATACTAATAAAATGTACTACTGTACACTGAACGGGTATTAATACTAATATACTGGAAAGTAAATATGCTGTGAATATTGCATTTACACCAGTTGAAAAGTATTAATACTAATATACTGGAAAGTAAATAAAGTAGATTTATCGTAAGTTACATTATTTCTTCGTATTAATACTAATATACTGGAAAGTAAATGATACTAATGATGAGGAGTAACAAGAGGTGAATTTAGTATTAATACTAATATACTGGAAAGTAAATTATATTGGCTTGTTGCAAGTGAGGTTAATATAAAATGTATTAATACTAATATACTGGAAAGTAAATTAAAAGACTTATTGCCTTGCTTCAACGTAACTGAGTATTAATACTAATATACTGGAAAGTAAATTTGACTTTAGCCGTCGCAACGTCTAACACTGCATTGTATTAATACTAATATACTGGAAAGTAAATATGCCCCAACCTGTTTTTGAATTATTAAAAAATAAAGTATTAATACTAATATACTGGAAAGTAAATATTAACTTTGAATATACATTATCAATTATAATTTCGTATTAATACTAATAATTTTAAAAATCATCAAAAATTAAAAACTTTACATATATATAAAAAAGGACTACAAACAAATGTAGTCCTTTTCTTTTTTTCAATCGAAGTAATTAGTATATTTTATTTTACAATTATGCCGTCTTCTTTACTCCAAGTTACTGTGAATCCCAAGAATTCACACAACTCCCTAAGAGGAGCAAAAGAAATACTATCAACAGATATATATGTTCTAATATCCAAAAAAGTTTCTTTACCGTCTTTAACAGCAATAGCTCTCTTTTTTGTATTATTCCACTTTGTTGTGTAGCCTAAAGCTTCTAAAATAGAAGTAATTTTTACCCAATTTTCATCATTTTCATTAAAGCCTGTAATTTCACAGCTCTTGCCTAAAATATTTGCTTTAACAAAAATAAATTTCTTAGTTTCTTTTACTTCTTCTTTTTCAACAGTAGTACCTGTTAATTTTGCTTTGAAAGCATTCCACTTGCTAAGTCTGCTCTCATTCACACACCAAGGATTAGGACAAATCTTGCCTGTAACGTGGTGGTGCATTATAACATTGCTTGCAGGAATATTATAAAGGTTCATCAAATACTTTGTCAATTCTACTGCATTATTTGTTGTAGCATCTGTAATATACCAGTCCGTGTCACTGGCAAGTAAACTTGATGTATTAGTTTTACTACTACACATCTCAATACTGATACTGTTAGAATTAGTACACTTGTTATAATAAGTAGCACCCACGGAAGTGGCAGGATTTGAATATTTGCTACCACCTACTGACCAGCAATAACGATTTTTGGGGTCAGGATTAAACTGAACAATAGTAGCATCATCTACAATAAAATCTGCTGATGCACCTGTTGAACTTCTGCCAAAATATTGAGCAATTGCTTTAGCAGAACCAGCAGTACTTCTTGTGCCAGCTGTGTAATGAATAACAATATACTTAATACTTCTATTACTTTTAACTGTTGTATTAGCTGTACTTGTGCATTTTGTTATATTTATCATATACAATCACCTCATTTATAAAATAGAACATATTTTTAAATAAATATATTGCCTATCTATTCTTAATTATTTTTTAACTTATATTTAATTTTTCATTTAATTATCAATATATAAATTAGGTGATTAAATATGACAAGAAAAATGTTAGAAATATTAAAACAAGAAACATATACAATAACAGACGTAGCTAATTTATTAAATAAAACTACAAAGGCTATAAGAAAATGGGAAGATAGAAATGTAATTCCTCGATTGGAAAGAAAAAGTAAAAACGGGTGGAAGTTATATACTCGCAGAGATTTAGAAGATTTATTAACTCATTTATTTAATTATAACTGGCAAAGAATTACTGTTAATATGGCTGATATAGAATTTATGATTAGATATTGCAGAGGTTTTGTTAAATTAAAAGATTATCCTTATAGGTTAGAAGATGATTATGATGATATGATTGAAACAGTTCTTCATTATGAAGATGAAATAGAAGTAATTATAATATAGAAAGAATGATGTTTATGTTTTTAATTAAAATGTTATTTGCTTTTCTTATTATCTATAAATGTATGAATGTTAAAAGCACAATAGATAAAGAAAGTTTTGATAAATCAGTAAAAAAACATATTGATAGAATGATAAGTAGTGAATATAGTGATGAAATAATTACAAATATTTATGTTTCTTCTATTGTTGCGTTTATATTAGTAATTCTATTTGTAAATTATTTAATAACTAATGTAATAATCGACTGTTTAGGCTACTTGTATTGCGGTATGTTAATTTACGATATGTTATTTGGAAATCTTATGACAAGTTATAGAATAGAAGATTATATATTTAATCCCAAATATTCTTTTATTCGTTTTATTATATCTCAAACATATTTAATAATTTCATTAATAATACTAAGTTTAAGTTAAGTTACAAGGAAAGGAAAAAGTTATGGCAGAAATTATAATTGATAATGTATATTCAAAGTTGATTGGTTTTTCAAAAGATATTGAATTAAAGATATGGGAAAAATTAAGTTTTGAAGTAAAAGAATTTGGTTGTGAATATATTCAAATAAGACATTTGTACAATAGAAAAACAAAAAAGACCTATACTGGTTTATTAAATTATGTATATGAAATATTAGAAGAAAATAATATTGGATATAAAATAACAGATACAAGAGTAGTACCCGAACAAAATGCTAATTTTGCATTACAAGAATATTTGACTTTACCTGATGGTTCAAAAGTAGAGTTAAAAGCGAGAGATTATCAACAAAAAATAATTGATAACGCCTCAAACAGGGAAATAGTAAGGGTCAGTACGGGCGGCGGCAAGTCGATTCCCTTAGATACGCCAATTCTAACCCCTGATGGTTTTGTTCCATTAAAAGATATTCACGTAGGAAGTATTGTTTTTGATGAAAATGGAGATAAAACAACTGTTATCGGAGAATATCCACAAGGTGAGCAACAAGAATATGAAATAGTATTTAACGATGGTACAACTATTAAATGTTGTAAAAATCATTTATGGAAATTTGCAACAAGAGACAATCTTTCAAAAAATAAATGGCAAGTAAAAACTGTTGAAGAAATATTAAACAATCATAAAATCAAAACAGGAAGAAATTTAGTTCTAAGCATTCCCGTATGTAAGCCAATTCAGTTTGAGAAAAAAGATTTATTTTTACCGCCATATTTATTGGGAGCATTATTAGGCGATGGTGGCTTTTCTCAAAGACAAATTACTTTTACAAATACAGAGGAAGATGTAATTAATAAAGTAAAAGATTTAGCAAGACAATTTGGTGGAGAATTTAAAAATGGACATAAAGACAGGATTCAATACACATATGGTTGCGGTGGAAAAAAAGATAATTTAAGAGATTATATACATAAGGTTTTTGGAAGAATTAAAAGCGAAGATAAATTTATTCCCGAAGAATATAAATTTTCTGATGTTAATGACAGAATAGCACTTTTACAAGGACTATTTGATACAGATGGTACTGTAAATAGTAAAGGACATATTACTTATTGTTCCGTTAGCAAACGATTAGTAGAAGATGTACAATTTTTATTAAATAGTCTTGGATATAGAGCGAAAATTGTATTAGATAAAAGAACAATTAATAGTGATAGATATAGAAACAAAACGTGGTATATTCATGTTCGTGGCTGTGATGATAAATTATTTACATCAAAAAAACATACTGAAAGATTTAAGAATAGAAGAATAGGCAAAAATCATCATTATAATGCTTTAAAAATTGTTTCAATAACTCCATTACCTACAAAGTCTGAAATGAAGTGTATAGCAGTAGATAGTCCATTACATACATTTATTTGTAAAGATTTTATAGTAACGCATAATACATTTATAATGGCAGGATTAATTGATAAGTTTAATGTTAGACCTGTTTCAATTTTTGCTGATAAATTAACTTTATGTACACAGCTAAAAGATGAAATTGGAAAGTTTTTAGGGGAAGAAGTAGGTATTGTTGGTGGTGGCATAAACAAGAAAAGAGATATAACTGTTTATTCTGCTCAATCAACAACAGAAGAAGATATTAAAGATTCTAATATGATTTTATTTGATGAATGTCATCATATAGGTTCTAATACATTTGTAGAAATATCTAAATGGGCTAAAAATGCTTATTATAGAATTGGTGTATCAGCCACTCCGTGGAGAGAAGATGGTGCTGATTTATTATTAGAAGCAGCACTAGATAGAAGAAAAGAAGAAAATGATATTTCAGCAAGCAAACTTATTGAATGGGGATATTTAGTGCCTTGTACTATTTACTTTATTCCTTACAAAAGAGTTTTTCAAGGTAAATCTTATAATAAAGTTTATAAAGAAGCTATTGCTAATAATATAGAAAGAAATCAAATTGTTGTTAGTATAGCAGTTAAAATGAGAGAAGTAAAACACGCACCTATCTTAATATTAATTCAACAAGTAGAACACGGAGAAACAATATTAAAAATGTTATCTAAAAAGATAGAAATAGTAAAAAAAGCAGTTCAAGTAACTGATGATAAGACAGGTAAAGATAAATTAGTTAGAATTGCTAATGTAGAATTTTTATCAGGTAAGGATGATGCTGTAAGAAGAAAGGCTGTTATTCAAGGTGTAAGAGATGGTTTTGTAGAAATCTTAATAGGTAGTACAATAGCAGATGAAGGACTTGACATACCTAACTTAGAGATTTTGATATTAGCAGGTGGTGGTCGTAGTTCCACAAGAGCTTTTCAAAGAGTGGGTAGAGTATTAAGACTATATAAAAATCCTGAAACAGGTAAAGAAAAGAAAAGAGCTATTGTGTTTGATTTTCAAGATTATACACCTATGCTTCGTAGACACGCCAGAACAAGAGAAAAATTATATAGAACAGAAGAAGCTTGGGAAATTAAAAAGTTTGATATGAGATTATTAAAAAAGTAATTTACAAAAAATAAAAAAATAAATATAAATAATTAAATAAAAATTAAGGAGTTGAAATAAAATGGCTGATTGGAATGAAAAGTTTAATACTTTAGCTTCAACAAGTTATAAAGTTAGTGATGATAAAGAATGGAAATTTTCTTTAGAAGAAAACAAGCAAAAGGGAACATTACAGTTAAATGCAAGACAATTTAAGATTGCAACAACTGAGGGTGGTTATTCAGGTGCTTCAAAGAATGGTTTTATTATTCCTATTAACGCACTTAATGATTTAGATAATATTAAAGAATGTTTTAATAAGTTTGTTAATTTTATTGATGATGCTAAAGAATTTCTTTAAAAATCGTTTTTTAATAAATTATTTTTTAACAAATAGTTTTTAATAATTAAGTTCTAATAATTAAAGAGGTGGTAAATAATGCCACCTCTTTTTTAAAACTTTCTATACTTGTCAATAAATAAAACCCTATCACTATGATTTGAATAGAATAAAAATTCATCAAATTTCTCTTTTATTAAAAGAAAATATTTATCTATATCAAAATAATCTATTGGTGCAACACCTAATGTTTTATCTGTTTTATAAAGTGCATCATACAATTCAGGCTGAAATTCTTTAAGAACATCAAAACAAAAATCTTCCACACTATCACACAAGTAACATTTACCACTTGCAATTACTTTTTCAATAAAATCATCAGTTGCACCATAACCATACAAAATTGAATATATCTCGGATTCTATAATATCTTTATCTTTTATTGAAGTTGTCATTCTTTATTCCTCCTATCTCTTAATGTATTTACATTATACTACTTTTTTTATGTTTTGTCAACACTTTTTTTAAAAAAAGAGGTAGATTTTTTCTACCTCTTTAATTATTATTTTAGAATGTTATAATCCAATTTACTAATAATGAACTACCTTCAATTTTATTCCAAGATTTAAAAATCTTATAATTGAACATATGACCTTTTCTATTGCCGTTTGCATTACCTTCTTTACAATACTCATCAATATGAACAGCATTAGTAATAGAATTATAATCAACTACATTAGCATCGCCACCAAACAAACCCATTTCAACAATATATTGACCAGGTGCTTCATCAGCTGTAAATAATGTAGTTAATTTTAAAATATTTGTTTCTGTATTAGAAACATTACCTTCTGTATCTAAGAAAGACCAACTTGTAATCTGTTTTCTAAATATTTCATGAATAAGACCTGTTTTTAATTTTTGGTCAGCAGGTTGATTATTGGTTTCAGGATTAAACAAATAAGTAGCCTTTTCTGTATCAGACCAACCTGTATTAATACCATAATCACCATTACCAATAGCTAGGCATTGAAAACCATAACCAAAAGGGTATGATGCTTGTGTTGCTGAATAATTAGATGTAGCAGAAGCAGTACCAATTGTTGAAGCAGAAACAACACCAATACCATCTGATGAACCTGAATTAGTATTAGAAACATATTGTTGTTCACCGTTAGCGTTTGTTATTGTATAACCATCTGTCTGAACCCAAGGAATAGCAACGACAGTATCAGAAGTTTCTGTTAAACCTTTAGGGCACATTCTACTTGCCATAAGTACAGAAGCCATATTTACAATAATATTATGGTCTTCACTTTCTTGTAAAATTTCACCAGTTATTTTACCTGTCTTAATATCGTAATCACCTTTAAATAAAGTCATATTTATTTGACCAGTAGGTGTCTTAAATGTATCTTTATTATCCATTATATTTTAACCCCTTTACTTTTAAATTACTGTAACTGTATCAACAGAATCTGATGCTAAAAGATAAGCATTTTTAAATATTAAATATCTTATTTGTGTATCGGCATCACCATTAATACCTCTACCACTTGTATTTATCATAAATACATCATCATTTTGTTCTATATATATTTCACCCAATTTGGGCATTTGTTCAACTCTTTCAATTGAATAACCATCATCAACATCATTAGGATTATAATATTTCATATAATCTTTTTTTCTTGGAGTTCCTAATAAAACATTTATTGAACCAAAACCATTGGTTGTAACTTTTTTACAATAATGATAACCAAAAGCATCATCAACTTTTGAAGTACCATCAAATATAATATTACCCATAGATAAGTTTGTTGAATTACCTGTATATAATACAAACCATTGCAACGGAATTCCTGTTGCACCTGAGTTAAACAAATAGAAATGAACGGTATCACTTGTAGTTGTAATTTTTTCAGCATCATTATAATCGTAGAAGATATCACCTACACTTGGAATTTCTTCTGTTGGTTTTTTATCTTCTTCATAAAGAGGAATTGCATATATAATACATTTATCCAAAGCATTACTAGATACAATATTATTTGTTTCTAAGAATGTTCTTGGTATGGTAATTTCAACACCATTTAATCCATTTGAAGTCGCAATACCACAGGTGATTTCTTGGTTGTTTTTATTAAAATCAAAAGCATTAAACAAAATACTGCTATTACCTGAATTGCAAACACAATACGTACCATAAGTATTTGATACAGATGGTGTTGTATCTATTTTTTGATAGCACCAAACTTCACCCACCTGACCACAATAATGATTACCTAAATTAACAATAGCAAATACATAATTATCTTTATCATCTTCTGCATAATTAGTAACCTTTACTTCTCTACCAGTATACATATCTATTGTTTTACCATCTTCAACAGAATCAGAACCAACAAAACTACTTGTTTGTCTATTCATTGATAATCCATAAGCTTTTTGGTCATTATTTGTAGAAATAACTACATAATTTAATATTTCTTCAAGTTTTTCAATTCTATTAATATAATTATTAAGTTCTTCATCAGTAATACTCATACAATTTTTACTTCTTGAAGTATCTCTGAAATCTGTTATATTAACTTTCTCAATAAGTGCTGAATTTGTTCTTAAAACAGAGAACATAGGCATTGCATATATCCTTGCCTTTTCATTACTTTCACCTATTAAATGAGAAGCATCTGTTGATTCAGAATAATAATATTCTTCTTCTGAATCATATTTAATATTACTTTTTGAAATGCTAGAAGTGATACTTGTCATAATAGAACCAATGTTATTTACAGTAGGTTCTGTTGTTAATCTTGTAGAACTAATTTTCCACTGTAATTGAACTCTTTTTGAAGTTCTTAATGATATTCTTGGGTCTATCATATCAAAAGAAATGGTTTTATTATTAACACCACCATATGTAGGAATATTAACTGATGTTGCTTCATTAGTAAAATCAATTATTTTTAAATAAACTTCTAAATAAACAAAGTCATAATAATATTCTGATGTTGTTTCAGGTTCAGGCAGAACAATTTCATTATATCCTTCCCTTGTAATAGTATCAATATTACTATTTGCTAATGCAGCACCATAAATATTAGCTGTCAAACCATCTATAATATAATCAAAATTCTTAACAAAGAATGTATTAGAATTTGTAGCATATTCACTATTTTTATATATTGTATATGAGGGCGTACTACTATTTCTTTGCTTAATTTTATCAACTATCATACCATTGGTATTCATTTGTTTCATCATTTCTCTTTTTTTGTTGAATTGAATCCACTGCATTTCATTGACTTCATCTTCTAATAAATAAGCATCAGAGCCGCCAACAATAGAAACAAATGCGTTATCATCACTATACTTACCAATAGCAGGTCTTGTAAAACTTGGGTCGTAAGCCATATTTATTTCCCCCCTTCTTTATTTTATTAATTTTATATATATTAGAAATTTGTACTTAATACCTTAATTTAAATATAAATAAAATGGTGAGTTTTATTAGATAGTTTTCCTATAAAACCCACCATTAAATCATTTATTCTAAAAAAAGAATCATTTAATTATTCGTTTATTATATTAACTTTTAATTCTTGATATTCGTTCATTATATCTATCCATTTTAATTCTTCTTCCGTTAAAGGTTTGTTATTTCTACTTGACATATCAATAGTCATAATTGAATTTAATTTTGTTCTTAATGTACCTAACATTGTATAACCAATATTATTTGCAGTTCTAAAGTTTTTCTTTGCACCAATTAACTTACCATAACATAGTTTTTCTATTTTTTCTTCTGTGGTATAACCCATATTATTTGAAGCTAATTTAAATGGGTCTGTTATCCTTGCATCTTCTAATCTCATAAATATTGTAGCTTGATTAAAATCTTCTTTTATTTCTTTATCGTTTAAACTATCATATTGACCAACAGGTACATATAAAATAGTAAAAATATCAGAAGTTTCATAAGTAATAAGATTGTTATTTAATATTATACCATAAGCATATTCATCATTTAATTCAAGAAAATCAAAAGCATTATAAGTAACTGAAACACCATTTTGATATACTGTAATTGTTTCTTTGTCTTTTATATCAACAAATTCATTATTTTCAAAATATATAAGTTTAGTACCCTCTACATTCATTCTTTTTATGCTATTTTTATTATATTTGTTTAATTCCATTTTTAATTTTTCTTCGTTATGTATACTAGCTATTTCAGTAATTTTATCACGTTCGGGGTCTAAATCAATATATTTTTGGAATCCATTTACATCAGTATCTACTTTTAAATGAGTTTCATATCCAAGTGTGTTTTCGCAATGATAATCTTCCGTTACATATTGTAAACTATAATATTCTCCACTAGTTTGAGGTGTAATTAATGCTTCAAAATCTTCTTTAAGAGTATTATATGTATTATTTCTTATATCTGTATATATTTCTTTTAAATCAGCATACATATCTTGTGCAAATATAGCTTCAACTTTACTTTGATTAACAGCCAATCTACGATAGGGTGCATTTTTTTCATTTAATTTTTCTTGTACATATTGCAACCACATATATTGTGTTGTTCCATTATATGTACTATCCCAACCATTTACATTTTTCCAATAATCTTCATTTAATAATAATCTACTTAATGTATTTTCACTTGGGAATAATTGAAAAGCACTATCAACATCAGCACCAAATGTAGCTTCTCTTAAAAGCATTTCATTTTCAAAAAAATCTGTGTCTGTAAAATTATTAGTAACATCTATTGTTTCACTTGAAGATAAACCAACATATATTAAGTATAATGTGTGAGCAGGTTTTATCATATCCAATAAAAATTTTACATTTTCCATCATTTCAGCACTATCATCATAAGTATCTAAATCTTTTAATATTTGCACAGCAAATCTAAATTGTTTATCTACTGTTAAATTAGAAAAGATATATTCGTCATTTTTATATAACTCATATAAATAGTTTTCATAACCTGTGAATTTCTTTATAGCGTTCTGCATACTTTCTTTATTTGGTCCTTTTATAAGAACCTCATATACAGCACTAATCATAGCTCTATATTGGTCGTAACTCCATTTTGCTTTTTTAGGCAAATCTATCATACTACCAAAGTTGTTATATAGTAAATCATCATCACATTGTTCTATTCCATCGTCATCCAAAGCGTTAAGCCACATACCACGTTTTACTTTTTGTAATCCATATTTTGTTTCTGCAAGTTGAATAGCCGCAGTTCGTAATATTTTATAAAAGTTAGTATCAATAATTTCTGTATTATATGACAATGGCAACATATTTAATAAATGTTTTATTGTTGTTTGAAAATAACTATTTATTGAAGTATATTTATTAGTTAAGAATTTTAATGTAGTGGCAGATAAATCATTATGCTCTTTAATATAAACAATACCTAAATCATCATCAAAGTAAATATAAAGATTACCTGTTAATTTTGTTTCTTCTTCTGTGGCAGCTGAATAAGTGAGATAACCTAAACTATCGTTTGGTATTACAAATTTATAATAACTTCTTGTATAATGAGAATACAACAATCTTCTTGAAGTTGTACAATTCCATAAAATAAATAATTTATCTGTTTGGGATTCTTCACTATCATAAAAACTTATCTGACTATATCCACCGTCACCTACATCTTCATCGTCTTTTAAGTAATTAAAATCTATTGAATAATTACCTAAACGACTATATAAATAATAATCAGGTTTTTTAATAAAATTACTAGGACTATCTTTTATATTACTTTTAAAAACAACTAAACCACTTGTATCTTCATCAGCACTAAATAATTTGTTTTTAAAAGACCATGTATCTACTTTTAATAAGTAAAGCATATTTTGTATTTCATCATAAGCATTACTATTTTTTTGAGTTGATACACCTTCTTCTAAAGATTCATATTCAGAATATACTTTAAAATAATTACATTCATTAGTAAAAACTATATTTTTTTCAGCATCATTTTTTAAGTCATAAAGTAAATTACCTTCTGTTAAATACTTTATATCTTCATAATGAAATTTATTATCTATATATATGTTTGAAGTATCTTTTGCTGAATAATAATTATCATTATAAAAAGTATAAAAAGCAAAATATTGTCTTATGCCACCAGTTAATTCTGAGTTATCATATTTATAATGAAATAATATATATCTCGCCCATGTACTTTCAATATCCATTACATTAGGACCGCCCAAACGTAAATCAGCACTTAACAAAGTATTACCTGTTAATAAATACCCTGTAATTCTACTTATTAAAATGCAATAATAATATTCAACTACATTTGGATAATGAGAAAATTTTCTACCATCAGCTTCTATTTTTGAATAAACATCATTCACATAAGTACTAAATCTATCAGGAGATACAAAAGGCAACCAGTATTTAATAGAGGTAATACTATTTGTAGAATATGTTGAATATAAATTTTCCATTTTGGAAACTATACTACTTAATATATCTCCATCAAATATTTCTTGATTAGGATAATTTAATTTGTAATAATAATTATCGCTGTTAAATAATTCAAGAGTATTGTCTGTATTTCTTATATCCAATTCATATTGTTTAAATTCTTCTTCTGTACTTTCACTATAAGTATTTTTAGCACATTCCTTTAAATATTCAAAAAGATTATATAATTTACAATCAGTATATTCTGAACCATTTTGATTAATAACAAGAATATAAAAATCAACTTCCATAAATAATACTCTTTTTACATCTGCAAAGGTATTTCTTTGAGAATATGAGCTAATGTATTCACTCATTATAGTATCAAAATAAGAATTTTGTTCTTGTAATTCATTTAATATTTCATCTACTTCTTTTGTTTTTCTGTTCTCCATATAAAATGGTATGGTTCTATTACTATTAACGTGTTCGCTATCAAAAATACTTAAATCATAACAAAATTTCATTCCATTAGAAACAGACATTATGCCAGTTTGAGAACCTTCTTGTTTAAAAACACAATAAACAAAATTTAATCTATCAATAATATTTTTAAAAGGAATACCTTTTAATGTTCCTGAAAAAGAACCATCAACTAATGAAACACTATTACCAAAAATTATATCAAATTGTGCTTCAAATAAAGCTTTATATGCGGTTACAGGTTCAGTTGAAGAAGTGATATTATTTCTTAATGTATTATTAATGCCATAATCAAAACTATTTAATCTTATACCATTATTCAAAACAACATCACCTCTTATTCTGTATCTTCAATAGTTGTAATGGCAATATTTCTTAAATAAAAATATTGATTACCTTTTAATTTAATTATTTTTTGAGCTTCTCCGTGCATTTTTCTTATTTCAGTTTCAGAAGATTCCACATAATAAACGCCGTCCATTCTTTGAACTGTTGCTATAATATCTGATTTTTTAAGTGTTGTACCTAACTGAGAATTATCATTTATTTGTTCTGTTAATGTATCAATGATATTTGTTTTAGTATCACTAATTTCTTGTGTATCATCAAATTGAACACTTAATAAGATTTCTAATGGATATTCTTCTGCTGATTTTATTAAAACATCTGCTGTTAAACACTTAACAGAAGCTATTTTTTGTTGTAATGTATAAATTAAAGAATTATAATTATAACTTACTGTTATATAACAATTTGTTCCAATAGTATTTGTATCATCAAGAATATTATACGGATTAAACCACTTGATTCTATAATTTGACATTATGCTGCCACTATATAAACTAGAATTCGTTTCCATTAATGCAAAATCAGGTACAGTATAATTTCTTACATAAAATTCATCAGCTTTTTTCACAAATGTAACATCCAAAGGATAATCTACATCCAAATAAGAAAGTGGAAATGTCATATCAATTTTATAAATTTTACTGTTTACGATATGTTCTGTAATAGAGAACATAACAATAACTGCATTTTCAGCAGCAAATTGAACTGTTGATGGATATTCAAGTCCACCAAATACAATATCCGCATCTTTTGCTTCATAACTCATTAAAATTTCATCAACACTATAAATATTTATATTGCTGAGTGAGAAATTTAAATCCATGGTCGAATAACAAGTTTCACCATCTTTTTCATAACTTTTTCTATAGAAATTCCTTTCAAAGATACAAGTATCTTTATCCTCTCTATAATAAATAGAAGCATCTGAACTAATAGTAATATCAATAATACCGTCTACCATTGTATAATTTTCTAAATACTCTCCATTATTTATGTCAGCATCACTATTATCTGTGGAATAAATTGCTTCTTCATCAATAAAACCAACAACATTATCGTCATAATTAGTATTATATATAATCAAATGACAACTAACAATACCAACATTGGGAATTGAACTAACATATACTTTTACATTTACTATTTTTTCATCATTGGTTAATTCTAATTGTACATATACATATGGTTTGTTATAAACTTTTATTGTATTTGTTGTTTCATTACCAAAATCAATATCTGACTTATAATTAAACATTTTATCTTTATAATTACTCAATTGTAAAAGTATATTATTCTGCATAGTTGTTTCAGTAATATAATCAGAAAGAATAACAACAGCCACGGAAGAACTTGTTACTCCTTGATTTACTAAAGGTTCTACTGTTTCAGTTAATAATGTACTTGAAGTAGTAAAGAAATTAGAATAAGTTAATTTTGTATCTTTAAAATAATTTTTATTAGGAGTTTCTAGTTTTTCATAAATATACAATTTTGTTTTAGTATCTAAACATCTAATAATTGTATATTCATAATTAGGAAAATAGTAAAAAGCATCTGCTTCTGCATCAGTATTTACCATATCTTCAACAGCGAAAACAAAATCAATAGCAATAATTTCATTATATATATTTCTATGAACTGTAAATTTATATGGGAGTTTTTGATTACCCTCATAATTAAGATTGTAATATTCATAATAATCATTAGTTGTCTCGCCATCACCATAATATTCTTTTATATAACCATGAACGTCTGCAACATAAGTTTCTTGGTCTATATCAATAGACTTATCAACTGTTGTTAATTTTGTAACAATATTATTAGATATATTTGAAGTACAAATATTATACATAATTTGTTTCATTCTATCATCAATACTTGCACCTGAAACAAAATCGTCATCATTTATAGTATAAAAAGTCCATTCGCCTAAATCGTCCTTATAAAGGATGTATTCTTGCTTTATAGTATAATATTCATAAGATGTATAACTTGTAAAATTATCACCCATAATATTACCGCTATAAATATCATCACTAAATTTTACATAAAAGAAATAATTGCCTTGTTCTAAATCTTCTGTACCACTTAATGTAGATTTATCAATAAAGTCTTGTATAGTACTTGAATCGACAGAATAATAATAACAATCATCTTCGTTGTTATATGAATAATCAGGTGTATAAAACTTTGTACCTTCTGTAACTACATATCCATTATCATCAAAAACTGGACCAGTCAATTTTATTTCCTTACCATTTTCATCTTCTAATCTTTTTAATTCTTCTGAAAAATCTTCGACATTTTCAATAGATTTATTACAGTAGTATAATGTTACACCATTTTCATCTCTTACTATACTATTAGTTACAGTTTCACCAGCACCAACACCAAAAGAAAATTTAATGGCAAAATATCTTTTTTGGTCTTCTGTAATATCTCCATTTTCTGTATAAAGATATCTATAATACATTGCATATGTAAATGGAGCTTTTATATCTGTATCTGGTAAACAATATAAAAAATTACTATAAACATTAAAATTCTTATTAGAACCATTATATTCAGGTTCATATCCATTTAAATTAGAGCCATCTGCACCTATATAGCCAGCAGAATTTTCTGAATCTAAATATAAAAAATCATAAAAATTTTGTTGTGGGTCATTTATCTTTTCTTCAAGTTCGTCTATTATTTTACTCATTTGTGAAAGTCTTGTAACTTCAATATCGGCATCTTCAAACAACATTGTAGAGCCTAATTCAGTTAAATTAGTATAAGTGGCTTCATAATCATAATTAGAAGCATTTCTTAAATATCTTGTCGTTGTTGTACCGTCACTTAAAACTCTATTATATGTAATTGAATTTATATCTATAATTGGTTTTCTTTTTGAATTAATAACCAATGGGGTATATGCGTAACTATCTGTATACCCAAGATTGTTAAGACTTATTTTTGAAGTAAATGTTGCTGTATCTGCTTTTTTACCTTTAACATATATATCAACCATACCGCCTGAATGTTCATAGCTATCATTTAAATCTCTTAGCATATCAGCATCACCAGCAGAAACAACATTTACATCTTCTACATAATCTGAATTATAAACATAAGATAAATAACCATATTTTGTACCAATGTTAGCACCTAATAATGCAAGTCTAATTCTCATTCTTAATGAAATATCCGTTTCATTATCAGAACCACCTGTAAAAGCAATGGTATTACCAAATGTTAATATATTGGTATCTAGTGTAGAACTTTTTCTTATTATTGTATTCGCACTAACATTATAAGCACTTCCTGTATCAGAAGATAATGCTTCTACATCGTAGTAGTAATATCCACTATCTCCTAATGTTAAATTTGAAAGATTTATTATTTGATAATACTCATATTGTTCACGGTCTAATGTAGTATTATCACTTACATAATAAATATCTTTTGTATTAGTTGTAGTAAATGATTTAGATGCTGTTGCATATGTTGGAACTGTTTGTACAACCGTACTAGCATATATAACAGTATCAACATCTGTTGATTTAAAATAAAACCTTATAAAACCAGAAGATTTTGTTGCTTCATTTCTTGTTATACCATAATTTGAAGCCAATCTATCCAAATCTTCATCAGTAGCAGTTAATATTGATTGGTTTGTTTCCATAATTTTCATATCAAAGTTTAAACCAACAACTTCATCTGCAACAGGGTCAATAAAAACATCTCTTAAAAAAGTACCTTCCTTGGTATCTGCCTTAGGTACTTTATCGTGTATATTGTCTATCATTCCCTGTACAACTTCGTTTAATGTTTTTAAAGTTATCAAATCATTTCACCTCCTATAATTTTAAATTTCTAATGTCTGTGACATTACATCTCCAACCGTATTAGAAACAATTATTGAAATTAAATAAGCTGTTGGGCCTACTTCTTTTACGTTTACAGATACAATATCTTGTATTATTTCTGTTGCTTCTAATGTATTATTTTCATTAAATTCTACAACTTGAACTTTTTGTAAATATTCTTCTGCTTGTCTTGCTAACATTTTTATTTTGTTTTTTGTTATTGTATCGTTTTTACTACCAATTAATGAATGTAACTGACTACCCCAATCTTGATGAAATAAATTGTCATATTTATGGTCTATTATAACCTTTAACATTTCTTGTTGCAATTTGGCTTCATCAGTTGTTGTAGCTATTTTTCCTTCTTTATCAAAATACACATCAAAATAATATCCCTTACCATAACATTTAGGACAAAGTTGATAATCGTAAATTTTATTATTTACAGTATGATTACAAGCATTAAACCCTTTAATATCATAACTCATTTTGCAACCACCCTTTTATTATTTTTCTTTTATATATTAAATAAAAAAACTATTACTTGTGATTTTAATTTAATAAAAATATCCCTTATTAAATGAAATAAGGGATATTGAATAATTTAATAATATATTAACTTGTTAATTCACCCAGTGGAAAGCTCTTTGTAAGATAATTTGTAACAATATCGATTCTATGTTCATTTTCACAATCTGCTGGTTCATATTGACCTGTATTATCACCAAATCCACCTTTTGCTCCAAGACCACCATATTCAATACTTTCATCAGCAACAGTACCGCCCTCATCAGGTTCTTTAAATTCAGTACTATAAATACTAATTCTATTTTCACCTGAAATAACAAGGTTATGACTAGCGTGAATTAAAATATCATCTGCTTCAATCTTTAATGGTTCATCAGAAGCTTGACCAAATGTAAGACCAGCAAGGTCAATCTTATCAGCATCTACTTTAAAGAAACCTGTTTTAAATCTTATTACATCATTTTGAACATCTTCTATTGTAATCAATTTATCTTTATCGTCATTTTTATCATAAACTTTTCTATGTATTCTTAATGTTGTTTTTGCTTCATCGATTGTGTCATAATCTTCAATTTTACCTGCATCTTCATCGTCACCATAATAAATATTTTCTTCAACAACTTCTGTACCTTTAACAACTTTTTTACTCATACTTTCATTTGTCATTTCCAATAATGAATTATTATTTTCATCAACAAATACTTCTCGTTTAATACTATCTGTTGTCAATCTTTCTCTTGTATAAGCACCATCTTCTTCATTACCACTATACATTTCTTTAATTATTTCATCTCTTGATATTGATTCTTTAGTATAATGGTCTCCTTCGTCTGTATATACCGTTTTAACTATTGTTTCTGAGTCCATTTCGTGCTTTGTATAACGATTTTCTTCGTCTTTATATACAGTTTTAGTTATTTTATCAGGAGTTATTTCTTCTTGAACATAATCTTCACTATTAGGAACATATACTTTTCTTAATATACCTATTTCAGACAGTTCTTCTTCAATTTTTATTTCTTCAATATCAACATTTCTTTTTATATATTCAGAAGTCATTTCCTCTTCTGTTAAATAGCCATCATTAGTAGTAACAGTTTTATATATAGATTCTGAATCTTGTTTATATTTTGAAATACAACCAAACTCATCGCTACAAGTGACAGTAACATCTTGTGGCGTTATTACTATTAATGTTTGGCATCTACCATCAGGTTTACGTGGATATTTATTATGTTTTGCGTAATTTGTATCTTCTTCCTCTGTTTCTTCTACATTATCTTCTGTTGCAAGAATTTCTATAAATCTATCATTTGCATTTATATTTATTTGCAATTCACAATCACTAGAATTATATTTACAATTTTCTCTATCATTCATATAATCAGGGTCATCTAAATCTTTTTCATCTTTTTCTGCTTTACAATAAATATTTATCTTGTCAGATTGTCCCCAATAAATATAATTATTGCCATATCCTGAAATTGAAACTTCACCAGGTTTTAAAACAGGAGTAATTACTTCTGGATTAGTCGCTGTATATCCCAATATAACTTGTTGTCCTGTATCAACTTTACCTGTTATAATTAAACTATTTTTAGGTGGTACAAAATCAATACCACAATGTCTACCATTTCCTGTCCAAATAAAAGGACTTGATAAATTAACACAAGGAAGTGCTGAATTTGTACTATATTGTTGCTTTCTATCATTTAATTCATAACTTTGATTTTCTTCCAAATTCCAATCTGCACCAAAGTAAGTTGGTCCAGAAACACCACCTTCATTACCTGAAAGCCAAGAGGTAATAACACAATGGGTATCACCCCTATATATACCTTTCATATCTAAGAAAAAATCAGTTAAATCATCACTTGTTGGTTCTTCTGGTAAATTATCATTTTGGTCTCTATAATTAGAAATTGTACAATATCTTAATCTTAAATCAGGATTACTTTGCCCTTTAACATAAGTATTTGATATTCTCTCACGGGCAGCAGCGTACATTTCATTATTACAATTATGCTGTACAATTGTTCCATTTGTTAAATATAGACTTGGCGTACTATTTGTTGCCATATAACTTCACCTCTTTTTTAACTTTCTTTATATGTTTTCCAGTAATTTAGTGCTTGCGACCGTCTTTGCGGTGCTCCTTGTTCATCACATACCTCATAATGAAGTCTTACATAATCGGCTGCATCTGTTACGCTACTTTCTGTATTAGATAGCCCTTTTAAATAATTATATGTATTTACATATGAATTTTTCATTTCATAACAAACATATTCTATTTGACCTTTAACCGTTTTATAATCATACCCATTTTCAGAACAATATTTTTTCATTCGTGGGTATCTAGTTACACTATCCCATTGTGCAAGACCTAAATGAGAACCTTTATTACTAGCGGCAGGGTTAAATTTACTCTCAACCCATAAATTGCCTAATACCCCACAAATCGCTGCCGTATTAATTCCAAGTCTATTTTTAAGAGTATTGAAACAATATCCTACTGCATTTGAATTATCAGCCGTTATACCATCATCAGTACCACCTGAACCATCACTATTTGTACTAAGTGAAACCTCAGAAGATGAAGTAATTTTACCCCAGTTTTCACTATAATATTGTTCAGCTAAAGCTCTTGTTGCATCATTCATATTAGGCATTACATAAAAACCTAAATACAATACTGACATTTTATCATATATACTTTCCTCTCCCATCATTCTACCGCCAACTAAATCTATCGACATAGTGGAAACACCATCAGCCTTAATACTTCTACTTATAGAATTTATATAATAAACACTTTGCTCAGGATATGTATCAGTGCTCCATAATCCTGTTTCCATTTGAGGATGTTCGTCATAAGTAAATAACCTAATAGGATTACCTACTCTTATATCAGGATTTTCAACCATTGACAATGTTGCAGTAAATCTACTAGCAGCAGATTTAGCTAATATTAAGTGTCCTAACAACTCTAAGTTGTAACCTGCGTTTATAAGTGGTGTTGTCGTACTTGGTGCTACTCTAACTCCAAAATGTATTATTGAATCTATCTCAGGAACAGTTCTTTTCATTTTTAAATCTGCACCTGAATTATCATAAACATTCATAAATGTTTCTGAGTTCATATCTATTGAATTATAAATACCTGAATCACAATCGGATAAAACAAAACTAATTATTTCATTAGGCAATACTTGAGGTATAAGAGGGTCTGTAAGCATTGAATTTGTAACACCAATCATATTTACAACGTCTATTATACCTGTTTGTTCATTATATAAAGTAGTTGCCAATGTAGAAACAAATGAATTTGTTAATAAATCAGTATATTCTTCTCTTGCTTTACTATCTTTTACATCATAACTAAATACTAAAATTTTTGTACCTACATCTATTAAATCATTTGCCGAATATTTTTGTAATGTACCAACATTTAAATATTTTATTTCACTTGCATAAATAGAAGTTCCATATAAATCAACAGAAATATTTGCTAAAGTATCTCCTTCAACAGTGGTATAAATTATTGCTTGACAATATTCACACAATGCCTGTATTTTAGCTAATGTTGCAACATCAGATTTATCTAATTTTGCACCTATATTCTCTCTAAAACTTAAATCCAATTCATATCCCATATTGTTACTTGTTAAGTTATTACAACCTAATACATAACTTGGTATTTTAAACACAATATTACCATCTTCATCTTGAAAAAATTCCATAAAACAAATTTCTGCTATTTCTTGACAATATTGTAATCTTGATTTAAATTCAGTAGAGAAATAATCAGGTGTAGCTGTAAAATCTTTAAAAATATAAGGAATAACCTTTACAGGTTCTATTCTTGTTACTAAATATCTTGCTGGAATGCCAGCATCCATACAAGCATTTGCTATAATGATATCAGGGAACAATCCGCAAAAGATTTCTGACCAGACAGTTCTTTGTGATACTTCATTTATTGAATCTTGTGATGTTTCTTCACCTTGTGCTGCCATTAATGCTGAATAAGGTTCTTTTAATTTTATCATACCAAATTTATCAGTAGCAAAACTTATATCCAAATAACCATTATTATAAATACCTGGTTGGTAACTCGCAGATTTATTTACATAGCTATTTCTTAATAATTTTAATTGGTCAGAAGCTTGTATAGTCATCGTCAATCCTTTTGTTGAATAATCTTTTTGGACTGAATTTATATATCCAAAGAATATTTTTTTAAATGTAAATTGACCACTTGAATTTCTTTCCGACCTTGATTGTGAAAATATTATTATTTCATCCATTGGTTCAAAATCGCATTTTTCGGCAAATTTCCAACCATATTTTGCTTCTCTTGCTTTCATTAAATTTTTATAATCTATGCCAGAAGAATTTGGGTCATTCCATTCACTATTACCAATTCTCCATCTAGTACCATTTGTTTCTGCTTCGTTGTCAATGTTAGTTAAACCATTCAGCATTTCATCCCAACTTTGCCAATTTTTATTGGTTTCATCAGCTCTATCTATACATACAACTCTTTCTGCACCCTTTATTGAAACACTTGCAGTACCTTCAGCAGCAACAGATGTACTTACTGTAATAGCAGAAAAATTATTTAATTGATATAATCTTAAATAATTTTCTTCACTTGTTACTGTACCAGCAAAATATAATTTCTTTCTAATAATTACAACATAATCTTGTTTATAATTAAATCTACCCAATGAATTTGGATGATATTGCAATCCTTTTAACAATCTAACATTTGCATATTTTATGTAATCCTTTAAAAGGATAGAATAATTAATCATGATATCAGAGCCACTTGCATAAGCATCTAATCCCATTGCTTTTAATTGTTCTATTTGTTTCATAGCAGAAGCTGACATATCAGATGTATCAGTAGGAACTCCTGAAAAATAACTTGCTTCAACACTTAAACCGCTACTGCTACCTAATCCGTTCATTTTATTTGCAACATCTGATTTAAATTTTGCCCAATCTGTATCGCAATTCGAATTTTTAGGATAAAGAACACCACTATCAGTATAGTCTGGATTAGGTGCAAACCAACGTGGACAAGCTTTTCCTGAGCAATCATAATGTCTTAATAAATTTGTAGAAGGATTAATATTATAAGTTTTACAAAGATATGCGGCTAAATGAACATTAGCGTTATATCCTGCTTCAGTATATTCTCCCGTTGTAATGCTTTTAGTGCAAGATTCTATACCAATGGAATATTTATTATGATGACTTTTTGAATGCCAGCATTGTATATTGTCATCTACCATTTGAAATATTGAACCATCATTACCAATAGCGTAATGAGCAGCAACACCTTTTTTACTACTATCACTTGTGGTTTGATTCGATTTAAACTGGTTGTAAATGCCTTGACAAGTAGTATTAATTGCCCAGTGCATAACTACATATTGTGGCGTTTGTGCTCCGTGTTCACTTCCACTTCCCAATCTATAAGTTGTTTTATCTATCGAAGGTGCTGAAACAGTTCCACTACTTTTTGCAGTTTCAGTTCCTGTATATCTTAAAATATTAGTCCAATTGCCATTTTGATATGGATTAATACCAATTTCTTCTTTGCTTCGATATTTTGTTCCTTGCTGTACCTGGTCTCCTGAGTCTATATCAGAACTCTTACCATCACCACCATTTTCATCGCCACTGGCTTCAACTATCTTATTATTACCACAATAGATAGCCATATGACCACCTTTAGCAGAAGCAGCAGCCTTGCTTCTTAATAAGATATCTCCTCGTTTCATATTTTCGGTTGAACTGCTCTTAACAGTGCCGTTTGCTAAAATATCTTCAAATCCACTATCTAATAAGGGCTGTAATGAATTACTTGTATCATCTGCACCTTTACTTCTTAATTCTATACCTGCTTGTTCAATCGCAGAAATTACCAAACTTGAACAGTCATAATCAGGACCCCATCTTTTTTCATCAAGCTGACTATAACCATGACTAGAATTTTTTGCTATTTCTTCTGCCCAACTTGTATAACATTCAGGAATTGATTGTGCCATTTATATCACTACCTTTCTATTGTACATTGAATCGTTTAATAAAAAAATAAAAAATTGGTTATGAAATTAAAACTCATAACCAATTAAAAAACATTATTTTTATTTAATATCCGCTCTTTTTTTCTTCGTTAAAGTATTTTATTTTTCCAGTAGAACTATCATAATCAACACCCTGTGATGCAATAACTCCTTTTGCACCAATTGCAGTTAAATCAAATGGTGAATATCCTTGTAAAAAGTTCCATCCACATACTCTTTTTGTTTTATCAAACAATGTAGTCGTTGCTGTCATTTCAAAATGCAAATGATTGCCGTTACTATCGCCTGTATTGCCAACTTTTCCAATTTGTTGTCCAGCAGTAACTTTATCTCCTGCTTTTACCATTGGTTCTTCACACATATGTCCATATAAATGTAAAAAACTTTTACCACCAATCGTACTCTGTATACATACCCAATATCCATAATCATGACTACCTGTATTTGGTCCAGAACTATTTGTACCATACACAGTACCTGCATATGCGGCATAAATAGCTGTACCCTCGTTAGCTCCAAGGTCAATACCGCCGTGAAATTCTCCCTTATTGTCAAATACAGTACCTGAATTTCTCCACATACCTGAACTTGCGTGCCAACTACCAGAAGGTAATGGAAATTTTATACCAGTAGTACCACCACTACCAGAACTTCCAGATGTGCTATCACTATTATCGCTACTATCTCCATCTGTACCATTTATACTAACATCTGAATCTGAATTGTTTACAGCAGAATCATACATCTTCTGAAACATTTCAATAGCTTCTTGTGTTTTTTGGTCTAAATCTGACATATCTAATTTATAAAAAGTTTTATACATTGGGTACATTTTATCATATATGCTTGCTTCACCCATAACTCTACCTGATGATAAAGTTAAAGTCATTGTGGAAACACCTTCACAAGAAATATTTCTACTTACTGCTTCTACATAATAAACACTTTGAGGAGTATCTTCTGAATATTCACCTGTTTCAGGATTTGGATGCTCATCATAACTCAAAAATCTAACAGGATTTCCCACTTTTATATCAGGATTTTCAACCATTTTTACCGTTGCTGTGTATCTTTGTGATATTGACCTTGACAATAATAATGCACCATATAATTCTGCTCTTGCTTCTGTACATACTAATCCTGTTTCTAATGATTGCATTGGTCTTACGCCAAACTTTAATATAGCTTCCATATTAGGTACTGTTCTTTTTATTTTTACGCTTGTAGCAACATTTTCACCACCAAATGTCATACCATTTATATCTACGGTTGTGTATACATTTTCATCAGAATCTGTTAATGTAAATCCTATTAAATCTTCTTGTGGAATTACTTGTATAAAACTATCTGTTAGCATTGACATTGTAACATCGCCAACTCTTAATAAATCAAATGCTTTTATATCAGAATAGCTACTTGTATATAATTGATTTGCAAAAGCAGTTACTCTTGAATTATTTATTAAATCAACATATTCTGACCTTGCGATAACATCTGTTACATCATATTTAAATACTAATAATTGTATTCCTGCTTTTAGCTTATCATTTATACTATATTTTTGTAATTGTGCTAAATTTAAGTTTCTTATTTCTGTTGCATATAATGTTGAACCATATAATCCTGTTGATATTGATTTAACTGTATCGCCCTCTACTGTTGTATATAACATTGGAGTAACATCTTGACATATTTCTTGTAATTTACTCATTGTCATAAGTCTTGTTGCTTCTGGTTTTAACTCTTTGCCAATTAAGTCTCTAAACTCATCAGTTATTGTGAGTCCACAATTATTAGTGTCTAATGTATTACAACCTATTACATAATTAGGAATTTTAAATACAATATTACCTTCTTCATCTTGGAAAAATTCCATAAAACTTCTTTCAGCTACTTGTTGACAATATTCATATCTTGACTTAAATTCTGAGGAAGTTTCATAATTAACACTACCTCTTATTTGAACTACATAAGGGATAATTTCAACAGGTTCTATTCTTGTATTTAAATATTTCCAAGGAATACCAGCACATAAGCAACAATACTTAATAATAGTTCCTGGGAATATTCCTGCAAAAACATCTGTTTGTGACATTCTCATATTTAAAGTTTTTTTAGCGGTTTCATCTGACTGTTCATTATAAATATATCCATAAACTAATGGGTCTTGTATTTTTAACAAACCAAATTCATCAACATTAAAACTTGTATCTAAATAACCTTGGTTATATCTACCAGGATAATATGATGGTAAATTATTTTGAAAACTATATGATAATAATTCAGTTTGGTCACTTGCTTGTATAGTTATAGTTGGTCCTTGGCTATTAAAATCTTTTTTTATTGAATGTATGTAACCAAAAAATATTTTTTCAAAAGCATATTTCCCTGATGAATCTTTTTTAGTTCTCGATTTAGAATATACAATTATTTCATCCATTGGTTGCCAATCGCACTTCTCAGCATATCGCCATCCATATTTAGCTTCTCTTGCTTTCATTAGATTTTTATAATCCACACCTGCTGAACTTGGGTCTTCCCAACCTAAAACACCCATACGCCATTTTACGCCAGAATTATCACCTTCGTCATCAATATTAGTTAAACCGTTTAATAACTCCTCGTAACTTTGCCAACCTTGATTTTCTTCTGATTTCTTTTCTATACAAACTACTCTTTCGCCGCCTTTAAGAGAAATACTACAACTACCTATTGATGAAGTTGAAATATTTGTTTGTATTGCAGAAAAGTTGTTTATTTGATATAAACGTAAAAACAATTCATCACTTGTCATACAAGCAGCAAAATACAATTTTTTTCTTATTACAACCATATAATCTTGTTTAAAATCTTGTTTTTTCATTTGGTTGGGATGCCATTGTATTCCTTTTAATTTATGTACGTTAGTATATTTAATATAATCAACTAATGCAATAGAATAATCAAAAACAAAGTTGCTATCTTCTACGTACATATCTATACCTTGTTTTGCTAATTCTTCTTTTTGTCTTAAATATTCTTGAAATATAGAATTTTTTACATCAGCAGAAATTGTTGGGTCATAAGATGAACCTGTAACTTCAATACCACTATTAGATTCATCCCCTGATGAAAGACTGGTATTGTTTGATGAATTAGTGATAAAATTTCTAACATAATCGTGTATCTTTTTATTAAGTTCTTTTGTTGTATAATGAACACCCATAGTGTCAACAGTGTTAGCATTAACATCATTTACTATTTGACTCCATACATCTATGTATGTCATCTCTGTAACACCAGATTTAATTTTTGAATTGAAATCTTGTATTGCTTTATTATTAGTAGAGGTTGCCCAACTTGGGTATTGTTTTTTATATATTTCGTCAACCATTGGAGTTTCTGACATAACATAACAGGCAGCTCCTTTATTTTTCCATTGTTTTCCATATTCATTAAGACCTGAAACGTATCTATCAACATTTCTAAGGTCGTTTATACCTGCCCAAATAATTGTAGCAGCACCACTTTTGACAGCACCCTCGTTTTCTGCTTGATTCATATATCCTACTACTTTGTCATAACCGATACTACCTTCACAGTACAACTTATCGTCACTTTGTACGACAGAAGTGTTTTTTAAAAAAACAACTCTTGAATGTCCTATCCAAACGAATGTAGTTATAGGGTTTTTGCTGCCACTTGTACCACCCGAAGAAACACCAGTAGTATAAGGAGCACTTTTCTTTTGAATAATAGCACTACCCTGAATCTTACCAAACTTATCAGAAGAAGCTTTATCTTTAAAGAGTAAATCTATATGATAATAACCTTTACTATCTTTAACAATATCCTGTCCTCTATCTGTAACAATATATAACCTTTTACTATAATCTACTCCATCACCACCTGTACAACTTTCTATCCAAACATATGAACCATATGGAATATCAGATGGAGCAGCACAAGTTTGTTTGGAAGTATTTAATTTTTTACTATTACAATCGTAATATCCACCCTCTTGTTTGCTGTTATCAGGATAATAAGCTGTAAACACAGCCTTGTATGACGTACCAGATATCTTAGAACAAGTTGTTCCTAAATTAGGAGCTGTTGCATTAGGGTCATCACCACTTCCGTATACAGTAGCCATTTTTTATCTCCTTTCTTTGTTTTTATATATTATTTAAACACAACAAATAATTTTTCATAAAAAAAATACAAACCCACAAAACAAATATAGTCTGTGGGTTTATATTTCATAAAAATTAGTAAATATTAATCGCCCTTTTCTGAACCATCATCTGTATCGGTTTTATTCTTATCATCTGTATCTGTCTTATCTTTATCGTCTGTGTTTGAATCTGAGTTTTCACTATCTGTATCATCGGTATCTTCATCTGTTGTAGTTTTTTCTTTTAATACACCAACAGAGAAATCAGCACTTTGTTCTGCTTGATAATTTGCATATGTAAATTTAAAAGTACCTGCAAACCAATAAGTGTTATCTTCTTCATAATATTCTGAATTATCAGTAAATATAATTTGTGTAAGTTTTATATTAGGTGCGATACTACTATCACGAGCATTAAGTGCTTTAAGCAATGATGATGTTGTTGTGTTCTTAGAATAAGAAAGTGTAGGTAATACTTCTTTAAGAGCAAGTATTTCTTTTGCCATAGTACTTCCGCTTGCTGTCATATTAGCAGCTGTAGTATTCATTGCTACTTCTGCCGCTTCTTCCGTAGAATAATTATAAGTACTGCCATATTTTAATATCTTAGTAGTTATATCAGTATTGTTTATTAAAATATAATATATACAATTAAATGTTAAAGAGTTTGTATCTTTAGCATCTTTTCCAAAACAATTATTATATATTTCTTCACTATATTCTTTTGTGCATTTCTTAAATGTTTCAAGTTCACTTTCAGTAAGAATACTTTTCAATGTACTTACAAATATATAAGTACCTACTTTTTTATCACTAGTTTCTTTTAATAAAGAAGAATATGTTTTCCAAAGATATTGTCTATAATAAGTTTGATATAACTTATCATATTGTTCTGCTGTCATCCAATCTTTACAACTTGATACTGTTCTATTTTGACCAATATAATCTTCTACATTATCTTCTGTAATTGCATTACCTGATGAATCTTTTTCAAGTTTCAATAAAAAGTCTTTTAATTCACTTCTTATTGTTACAAATTCTTCTGTTGTAAAAATATCTCTTAATGTATTTTCATCAACTATAATAGAATCAATATCTCCACTTACTAATGCAGAATTACCAGCAATACCTTCATTTTCCATTTGATAACTATAATACTCTAAAAGTTTTTGATAGTTACCATTTATATAGAACCTTGCACCTGTTGAACAAAGTAATCTGCCAGCGTGTCCACATATTTCATCTTTTCTCATTTTTACGTAAGTTCCACGTTCTGCTTCCCAAATTTCTCTTGCTCTTAATAATTCTATTTCAGAAATTTCATCATATTTATTTAAAAAGTTAAAAGGAGCTGATTCATTTTGTTGTAGCATAGCTTTTGTTACAGGAGTACCATCTATTCTTGTTGTTAAATTTAATGCTGTTTGTGCCATAGTAAAACCTTCATCAGTTGTCCAAGAATAAGGTAATGGCTTGTCATATGGAAGTACATATTTTTCAGAACTAATAGTTTCTTCTTGTGCATATTGCAATTGCATAAAATATAAATATATAGGATAAAAACTATCAGAACCATCAAAAGTACCATCAAAACCTTCAACATTGCCATATATAGGAGTAGACTCTGTTATTTGTTGTATGCCACCATACATACTTGCTGCTCTTAATGAAACAGCCCAATTATGTATTTCTGTTTTTCTTTCTTCTGTCATTTCTATGCCATTATACGCTGCCATTCTTGCCTCTCTATAATAAGTACATCTTGTTCTTAATATTTCTACTTTTAATGGTAAATCATTTCCTGCTTCAAATTCTGTTTGATAATCGCTTACACTTGCACTATCTGATGTACTATCTTCATCAGGAGTAAATCCAAACAATCCCAATTGCTTTTGTTGTTCAAATCTATTAGGACTAATTGATGTAACAGAAACTATTCTATGAATATTAAATACCATTGTATAACTGATATTTTCAGTTTCAGCCACTCTATCATAAGTAAAACTCTCAAAATGTCCTAAATAAACTCTATCTTCAAAATAAATATAAACAAGTCTTGGTCTCCATTCATCAGTTAATTCATCGGCAATATCAGCAAAGCCACTTTCAACTTCATATCTTTTTACAACACTTGCTTTATTCCATTCTCGTATACCTATTAATGCTTTTTCCAAATCCGTAGCAGCTTCAATGTTTGTATCAGAAATAGCTGTTGTAATGTTGTTATTTGTTATTAAATTGGTCAAAGAATTTTCATCATTTTCACTATTCAATTCAGATTCTAATATTGAAATTGGTCCTGTATAGCCTTCTTCCAACCATTCTACTTTAGTCCAACCTGGATATTCTGCATAACCATTTTCTTTTAAATAATCAGTATCATCTATTTTTGAAGTGGCAATAACCTGTTTTGCCCAAAGTCTATCATTACTTAATTCACAACAGGTAAATTTACTATTTACTGTTAATGGAGTACTGGAAACCTTACCATATTTTTCATCAGGTCCAAAATATAAATATGCTACTTCGCTTACAACTGTATATAATTTTACATAATCCTTTACTAATGTATTATATACTTCTGAATCTGACATATATTTTGAACCGTCTGTTTTATACATAGGAATCCAATAACTTGTTGAACGTTGCAAATATTCTCCTGTTGTATCAAGAGTTGAACTTGAAGAAAGATTAAGTTCATAATAATTCTTCATATCATCTGCTGTTGGAGCAGTAGTAGTATCTCCATCGGTAGTAGTTTCTGAGGTGGTAGTTGAGTTTGAATTTGAAGATGTTGTTGTTTCAGTTGTTGTATCAGAAGAAGTATCTTCTGTTGTAGTTGTACTACCTTTATATTTTGTTGAAGTGTCATCACTACTAAATTGTGCAGTTGTAGTACCTGTACCAAATGAAGAATAGGTGCTTGAAGTAAAACTAGTATTATCGGTAAAGTACACTCTATACCATATTTGTGTGTTATTACTATTATGTATTGTATCGTCAGATAATGTAACATGATTATTTGTAACAAAAGTGTCACCTTTTTCAATGTATGTATTAACAGAAACTAAATCACTTTTACTATCAATAGTATCTGATGTATAATTTACAGTACAATAAACAGGTATTCTATCTTTTGCATACCAGTGTGTCAATTGGTTCATTTTATTTGAAGCATTTTCAGCCATTTTCCATTGTCCACTTTTAACTGCAACAAAAACATTATCGCTACTTGATTCAGTAGGGTTGTAATGTCTAAATATATAATAATCTCCATCTATTTTATACCAACAAGATGTAAATGTGCCTTTTGAAGTAACTCCTGCTTTTGTAAACTTCATTTCTGACGTTGTTGTTTCAGTAGTAGAAGTACTAGTATCTGTTGTTGTACTACTAGATACATCAGTAATTAAAACCTCTTTGGTAATTGAAGTTGATAAGAACCCATCATCAACATAAGGAGTTAATGCTATTCGATGTGTTCCTATTTTTGAAAATGATGTAGTTGTACTATATGTATATACACCAGTACTTGCCAATGTACCATTAGAAGATTGTTTTAGTGTTGTTATATCTGTTCCTGTTGTTTTATCTGTTATTTTTATTTTAGTTACTTCTGGCTGTGCTTTAAATGATATTGTAACCTTTTCACCAATAAGAGTTGTTGTAGGACTTAATTTTACACTTAATAATTCATCGCTTGCTGTTATATCAGAAGTACTAACAACATTTTTATTTACATATGCTTTTATAATAGCTGTATCATCCAACCATTCACCATCAACATATAATTCAACATATATATATTGCGTGCCTGATTCTGACATTTCTGGATAAGCTTTTGAAAATATTCTTGTATCATCATCTTCTTCATAACTTGAAATAACTTTAGTTTTACTATCCCAACTTTTAGATATTCTAATTTTATCTACTTCATCTGTTGTTGTAACAGTTATGGTTGGAGTACTTCCTGTTTTTATTTTTCCACTAACCATACCACTAACAGTAATTTCTTCAATATAATCATCAACACTATCATAATCAATATAACTACTATTTGATGAACTTGATGAACTAGAACTACTACTTGAAGAACTAACAGTTATTTTTCCTGCTTTATAATATTTATCATACCAACCTTCACCGTCAATATAAAACTTAATATATACATAGCCTGTTTTTGAAGCAGTATAATTTACCTTAAAAGTATTTCTTGTACTTGTTGAAGAATAAGTAGTAGATTTTGTTGTTGAATCACTTGAATCAGCCATACGGACTCTTACTTTTGTAACCTCGTCTGTTGTTACAATAGTAGAAGTAAAAGAACTGTTTTTTGTTACCTTGCTTTTATTAAATGTGACACTTTTTATATAAGTATTACTTTCAGTTGAACTAATACTATCGTCATCATCGTCATCATCAGATGAACTACTTGAAGATGAACAACTTACCTTACCTATTCGATAGTATTTACTACTAGGTCTCCAACCACTACCAGAAACATAATATTTTAAGAATAAATATCCTGTTTTTTTCATTGTATAACTAACTTTAAATGTATTATAACTACTTGTTGAACTATATACTTCATCTACTATATCGGAATCGCCAGCAGCATAAGTATATAAAAGTACTTTTGTTATATCATCAGTGGTTTTTATTGTAGCGGTAATTTTCTTAGTGGTATTTTTTGTTACACTTGTAGAAATAATGTAATCAGAAGATGTTATATAACTAGTATCATCATCGTCATCATCATCGTCATCATCAGTAGACGAAGCTGTTACTTTTATACAATTTGAAAGATAATCGCTTACCCAAGCTTCTTCATCGTCTATATATGGTTGTACTTTTATTGTATGGGTAACACCCGTACTACAAGTAAGCTTAATTTTATATGTAAAATACCTTTTAGACCCTGTTGTCGTTTTATAACTTGTAACAGTTTGATTATTAATACTTGAAATAGTATCAGATTTAAATCTAATTTTTGTAACATCACTTGTTGTTATTACTTTTATGTATAAATATTCGCCATATTTTATACGAGAATAACTTAATACAGTATCATAATCGCTATCGTCATAAAACTCAAAACTTGTAATATAATCGTCTGCATTATCTGATGTAGTACCTGATTTATTAGTTAAATAAACAGATAAATTATCATAAGTATCAGTTATTTCTTTACCATTTTCTAATGTTGCTTTAATATGTAATGTTCTACTACCTGTTGTTGGGTCATTGAATTTATATTTAATACCACTAAATCTATAATAAGGGCAACTTAAAGGATTGGAACTGGTGGAATTACTTCTATACCAAACAGCTTTTGAAGCGTTCATTGATTGTGAATTTACACTAGTATTATCAAAATTTGTAGATAACTCTATCTTACTTACATTTACTAACGTTTCAACAGTTATTGTATAAGTAGTATCGGAATTACCATATTTATTTCTTATTGCAGTAATACTTTTTGAAGTATCGCCTGATTCATTGACAAAATATGCGTTCTTAATTATTTTGCTAATACTTAAACTAGATTTTGCTGTTGTTGTAAATTGAACACTAACCGCACCTTGGTCTGGTTTAATAACATTATTTATTATAGGATAAATAATTAATTCTTCACAACTACCATATACTGATGATACATCATTGTGACTATATGTATAATCAAAATAACTATCATCTATGATATCTGATTTAGTAGTTAATATATCTTTTATTTCATATACATATTTTGATTTATTAGAAGTATCACTTAATCCTTTATAGACTTTAACAACACAAAGACCAGTAAGATTACTCTCTGCAATATCATTAACATATATATAAAATTCTACATCATAACCATCGGTAAGAATACGATATTCAGACTCGCTAGTTATACCCTTAAATCCAGCAAACCAGTCAGCATCAGCAGAACTATATTCTATATTATTTGACATTTTATAACTATTAAATGAATAATAAATACAATCTGCATTAGTAGATAAACCTTCTACTGTTACATTTGAAGTTGACATTACTGGCATATTTGCAATATCTTCTGATGAAAAAGCTTCAATATTGTTTTCATCAATTATATTGTCATAGTTAATAGTTACATCTTCATCGTTATTTTCTTCATTATTTAAAGAAATGTTTCTTGTTTTATTTATAGATTTTGCCATACTTGGGTCATAAGAATTATAAGATATAGAACTAGCTGTATCTGTATCAAAATTAATTTTTGCAAATATTTTATCTTCTTTATTCCCTGTATAAAAACTATTTATTGATTTTACAAGTTCCCCATTTATATATAATTGAATACCATAAATCGAACCATAGTTTTTTGAAGATGACTTATCTTTAAAACTTACTTTAACTGTATACACTCCATCACTTTTTTTAGTTAAATCCTTACCGTATACTTCTTTTGACGTACTATAAGATATAAAATCCAAATTTACGTTATTAATATTTGTAGTAGGATTTATTGCAAGATATACATAATAATCTGTATCATATTTTATATTGTTAAACTCTAATATGGAAGAAGAACTCACTGTTTTTACAGAAGTAGAACTACTACTTTTATTCATTCCAAAACCTAATAGTGAATATGTTGAAGATGTTGTATTGTTATTATTATTGTTATTTGAACTATCATCAGTTGATGGATTTGTTATTTCTGAATATGTTTTACCTTCGGCAGTTTTTTCCATTATCTCTTGTGTTATTTTATCCATATCACCAATTCCATTCCAGCGATACATTTGTATTCCTTCTTCTGTAATAGTATATTGGTTGATATCTTCTTCTGCACCATTTTCAAGTGCTATATATCCACCCTCGTAATATGAAACCATTCCCCAAGCTCCTGGTGAATCTACGTGATTTACTGTTACTTCACCACCACGATATAATTGTGCTATTTTAGTAGCAGTAAATTTAGGTTCAGAATATAAATAAGCACTTTCACTTACACATACATATAAATCCTTGTCAAAACCATTTTCAACAGTAGCAGATGTTGTTGTATCTTCTGTTTCTGTCGTAGTAGCTGTGCCATTTAATGATTCAACGTTAGAATTATAAATTTCTATTGCTATTTGAAATGCAATTTCAGAAACATCATAAGTTTCAGTTTCTTGATATGTACTTAAATAATTACTAACCATAGTATATGTAATATCATCAGTGTCATCCACATCATAAGCATCCTTAATATCATCTAAATATTCTGAAATTTCTTCTAAAACTTCTGCTTTATTAGTTGACCATTCTGAACTTGATGGAAATGGTATTGAAGCTGTCAGCATTTTACCATTTGATAATGAAGAATTTTTAACTTGTGTTTGAGTTAATTTATATACAGTAGCAAATGTTACTTGTTGATTTTTACTTAACATAGTTGCTATTTCATCATTAACCTTTGCAATAATAGTTTGTATTGTTGTACAGGCAAGATTTAAACTTAAAGTTGAATATAAAGAAGAAAGTTCAAGATTTACTAACTCAGCAGCTTTTTCTGTTGTTAAAGTTGTTCTTTCTGAACTTGAACTTAACAAACCTGTAAGTTGATTACTTGCATTTTGTATATCTTCAAGTGAAGTACTTGAAGCAACTATTTTATCATAATACTCAACAGCATCATCTAAATATAATATTTGTAAAGGTTCGCTATCGCCATTATATATTTTATTTATACCTACATTTTGATATCTTAAAAGCGTACCTGAATAATTAAATATTTTCTCTAATTCTGCAATACCACTCATACCTGATAAACCAGTATTACCTGAAATAGTCATAACAGGAATATCTTCACCATAATGATGAAAGAATATACCACCACGAGTAACTGTTTTAGACGTAATCTTTTGATGTTTCATATTTATCTTATTAGGATTTATGTACATTTCAACTGTATGAATTTCATACGGTGTTACATAATACTCTAATACCATAGGTATTCTTTGTTTCATTGCCATATACGCATCAGAAGCTTCTTGTGCAGAAGATAAGTATGATATATCATTTTTATAAGTATCATCAACTAATTTTTTTTGAGAAGTAAGAAAATCATTACTTGTTATAGCTTCTTGCAAATTAGCAAGTATTGTTCCATCCAAACCAATTACACCTCCATTTCTTTTAATCATTATTTTATTTTCTAATAATTATATATTTTCTTTTTTCTTTAACAATAGGAATATACTATGTTTTTAAAATAAAATAAGGGAAAAATATTTAATCTTCCCCTTATTTAAACTATTTATTTAAGATTTAGGCGTATAACTCCATGGACCTTGATTTGTAATTTGCTTAACTGTTGTATTTGCCCATTCAGGATGACATTGTGCAACATCTTTTTTATATACGCCTTCTGATATTATAAATTCACTATCTTTTACAATAAACTCCAATGTTTGTTTTCCATCCAGGTGTCCCCAAGTGTTTTTATATTCAACTTCACTAGGATTGTTTTTCGAATCAACAAACAATCCTAAGAAAGTTTGACCATTACGAAACTCAACTTTAACTTTATCACCAGGTCTTCCAAATTTACAACTTAACGCTAAAGCATAACGCCCATCTACTCTGAGGAAGCCATCGCTATCAAAATGTCTACCAGACGCTTCTAATATTTTCCATTGACGTGTACTATGTTCCAAAGCATTTACGCTACTATATTTTTCAATTACCATTTGACTACCAATATATCCATCGTTAGGAACTTGGATTGTTTTACCTGTTACCTCGTTAGTTGAACCACTAAATGCAATTGGACCATCAGCTGGGAAGCTACCGTCACCAATATCATCATCACTATCACTACTACCGCTATCACTACTATCATTATTTATAGAAACACTACCATAGCCTGATTGTATTTCATCCCAACTTGATTGATATTTACTTTTAGCATAAGCAAGAATTTCAGGGTCTGTTATATTTGGTTCTTCATAAAATCCTCTATACGCAACAAATAGTTTATCATATATACTTTCTTCTCCCATTACTCTACCAGCAACTAAATCTAATGTCATTGTAGAAACTCCATCAGTTTTAATACTTCTACTTATAGAGTTTATATAATAAACACTTTGTGCAGGATATGTTTCTGTACTCCATATACCAGTTTCCATATTAGGATGTTCATCATAAGTAAACAATCTAATAGGATTTCCTATCCTTATATCAGGATTTTCTATCATTGATACTGTTGCAGTGAATCTGCCTGCTGCTGATTTCGCTAATAAACAGTGACCAAATAATTCACAATTATCATCTCTATATATCAATGGTGACGTTACGCTTGGTGCAACTCTTACGCCAAATCTCATTATACTTTCATAATCTGGAACTGTTCTTTTTATTGCAGTTTTTTCATCACCTTCATACACACCCATATATGTTATACCATTTACTTCAATACTATTATAAACTTCTTTATCAGTATCAGATAATGTAAAACTTACTATTTCCTCTGGTGGAGTTTCAGGAATTAAAGCATCAGTCATCATAGACATTGTTAATCCTGAATAATTATCCATACTACTTATTCCTGATTGTTGATTATATAATGCAGTTGCATAAGACATAACCCTTGTATTTGATATTGTTTCTAAATATTCATCTCTTGCCTCTTTGTCTGATATATCGTATTTTATTAACAATAATTGTGTACCACTAGGTAACGTATCATTTATTCCATATCCTTGACAAGTACCAACATTTAGATATTTTATTTCACTTGAATACAAATCACTACCATATAAGGCTAATGAAATAGTTCTTAATGTTTCATTGTTTTCACAAGTATATACTAACATCTTACAATATTTTAATCCTTCTTGTATTCTTTCTAAAGATATTGCATAACTTTTATCAAATGGTGCAAAATTATTTTCTCTTAAAACTTCTACGTTTAATTCATACCCCATATTGTTAGCTGTTAAATTGTTAGCTCCTAAAACATAACTTGGTATTTTAAACACAATATTTCCTTCTTCATCTTGGAAAAATTCCATAAGACATAATTCTGCTATCTCTTGACAATAGTCTAATCTTGATTTAAATTCTGATGATTGATAATTTACACCATCAGTTAATTTGAAAATATAAGGAATAACTTTTACAGGCTCTATTCTTGTTACTAAATAAGAAGCAGGAATACCAGCAGCAAGACAACCTTGTGCAATAATCAAATCAGGAAATAATCCTGAAAAAATTTCACTAAATGTACTTTGTGTTTTTATTCGTGCTATTGCTTCCTCAGAAGTTTCACCTGCCGAAAATATTGCTTGGAATGGTTCTGTTATTTTTATTAATCCTGTTTCACTTGTTGCAAAACTTATATCCAAATACCCATTATTAAATCTACCAGGTTGAAAACTTGGAGATTTATTTACATAACTATTTTTTAATAATTTTAATTGGTCTGTTGCTTGTATAGTTATAATTGGACCTTGACTATCAAATTGTTTCTTTATTGAATCTATATATCCAAAAAATATTTTTTCAAATGTAAATTGTCCACTTGCATTTCTTTTTGTTCTTGATTGAGAGTAAACAGTTATTTCGTCCATTGGTTGCCAATCACATTTTTCTGCAATTCTCCAACCATATTTTGCTTCTCTCGCCTTCATTAAATTTTTATAATCCACTCCTAATGAAGTTGGACTATCCCAATCACTACTACCAATTCTCCATTTACTATCACCAGTAGTAGCTTCATCATCAATATTAGTCAAACCATTTAATAATTCTTCGTAACTTTGCCAATTTTTATCTTCTTCATCGTTTCTATTTATACAAACTACTTTTTCTCCACCTTTTAATGAAATATTACAAGTGGCTTCACCTGCAACACTAGTTTTTACTGTTATTGCAGAAAAATTATTAACTTGATATAATCGTAGGAAATTTTCATTACTTGCCATTGTTGCGGCGAAATATAATTTTTTCCTTATAATTACAATGTAATCTTGTTTAAAGTTAAATCTACCTAACGAATTAGGATGATATTGTAATCCTTTTAACATTTTTACATTTGCATATTTTACATAATCCTTTAAATGTGAAGAATAATCTACAACAAGAGAATCTCCTTCTACTGCCATATTTATTCCTTGTGCGGCACCTGCTGCAATCATTGCATCTATTTGTGCTTTAATCTTAGATTGGTCTGAGTCTGATATGTCAGAAAAATAGCTTGTTGAACTTACAGTAATACCTGAACCACCGCTTGAACTAGAAGAACCACTTCCTGAACTTGCAGAACCACCGCCTGATAAGTTAGCACCTTTACCACTTGCAGGATTTATATATAATACTTGATTACTTCTATTTGCAATCGCTTGTTTTATTGCTGAAAAAGATATTGGAAATGTTGCTCTTGTGGCGATATCACCGCCTGCAAGTGTACTATTACCACCACCATCATAACAATAATAATTTCCATTAGTATCTCTTTTATAAATAGCCAACCAGTGTCCAGTACCTTCTTTACTTCCATCCCAATAATTTTTTCCATTAGTTGAAGGTAATGTTTGAATACAAAAACCAATTCTACCATTATTGCTAAGAGTTGTAATAACTTTATTTTCATCTATACCATCCGCTGCTTGTGCAGTAAAATAACTTGATGCAGAATTTACCATATTTGCCATTGTAACTTTATCAAGAATAGTACGACCAGCATATTCACCAGCAGTATATGCAGATATTTGTGAAATTTCATCTGGGGTAATATATTTTCCAGATATATCTGTACACATTATTGCTAATATCATTGTAGTACAACATGATGACTGATTGCAAAGGTCCCAGCCTGCACAAGTCCAAACAGGCAAATTGCCTACACTAGCATCAGTAGTTCCACTACGAATTCCACAGCCTAATTTTCCTTCTTGACTTTTTAATTTAAATACTCCACTTGGAGAACCGCTCATTTATTTCACTTCCTTTTTATTAAAATAGGAAATTATTAAAATAAAAAAAGACCTTTTGTAAAAAAGGTCTTTTAAATTTTATGAAATAGTTGTATTAACAACAGCAGTAACACCAGTATCATCTAAAACTTGATAAGTTATAGCTTCTGAAACATTTTTACTCATTTCTTCTACGTTTGTATCTAATCCAGTTATATCAGCTTTAACGTTAATATTTACAGTTTGATTTGAACCATTCTCTTGTAAATTTTTATTTAATGTTGCATAACTATTAATTTCACTGCTAGTTGCAAGTGCATAAGAAAGTATCTGTGCATCAGGGGCAACCAATCCACCGCCTGCCTCTGTCAAACTGGTTGAATATCCTTCCCAATCAGTTGTTGCTAATGATTGTCCTGACAATGATGAATTAGAACCAAATGTTTGAGCTGTAAATAACAACTGACCTGCACCTAAATAGCCTGTACCATTAAGAGCATCAACAGCATCACCTGTATTTTTAGCCGTTTCTGCCATATTTTTGCTATCTTCTTTCTTTCGTTGTTCTTCTTCAGGGTCTGTTGTTTCTTCGGGAGTGGTAGTAGGAGTTGTTTCTCTTGTTACTTCTGAAAGTTTCGAAGAAATATCTCCTGTCAAATCAGTCAATGTTGCAATATCTTTATTTGTCGTATCAGCATATCCACTTTGTATTGTTCTTACCAAAGTAGCAGTATCCATATCTGTTCTATTTGTTACAATTTGAGTACCTGCACTGTCTGAATATTTATATGAACCAATCATAAATGAATCATCACCAGTTCTGAGAATTCTCAAACTAGTGGATTCTATTTCACCGTTTTTGTTAGTACCTACTGTATAATTGTTAAGTGAGTATATATGTCCTGCTATCAAACTTTTTACTAATTCTGATGCATTAAATGTTCTATTATTTTCATCAGTAACTTGTTGTTGTGTAGTAGTTTCTTCTTTTACAGCTTTTGTCATTACCAAATTTCTAACAGGTTTGTTTGAAGCTGCTTTTAGCTTATCACTTGCACCTGCTGATACTGAAAGTTGTACACCTGTTCCAGCTTTAGCTAACAATTGGTTTATAGCTAAGAGTTCACTGTTTGATATATAATCTGTAGTACCTTTAATCATGTTGTTAATTATGCCAGCAGTAGTCGAATTAGGGGCTTGTTTTATGGCTTGTTCTAAATAATATTTTTGGTTATTAGTATTTGGTATCTCATAATTGGCACTTGTCCACCAATGTTTATTAGATACTGGCGTAGTTAATTCATAAGTAACATACTTAGTTCCTTGTGTTTTTGTATCTATGGTCTTAGTACCAGCTGTTGAATAATTTGTGTTATTATAAGCATTCTCTGCCCATACATCAGGAGTAAAGGATGCAAATCCATTTGAATACCCCATATCACCTAAAAGCGTATTCCAAAAATCAACAGTTGAACCTGGTGTTGCAAAGTATTTTTTAGTATATTCATCTAAATTGCCTTTAAATTCTACTGTTGCTCCTGTACCACCACTACTACTGCCACTACCACCATCCGAACCATCACTTGAACCATCATTGTTGTTATTCCCGTTAGTAATATTTTTTATCTTAATACCACTATCAATAATACTTTTTAAAAAAGATAAAATAGATTTTGAATTATTTTGGCTAATTGTACCATCGTCATCTAATATCTTTTTTAAATCTTCGTTACTGGTAAATATATCTAAATTTCCATTAATAAGTTCTTGTAATTGCTCACCAGTATCATCCTCAAGAATATCTATCAATTCATCATAATTACCATTTCCATTTTTATCTTGTATCTTACTACCTAATAATTCCAGAAGTTTTTTACCGTCTTCTTTTGTGTTTAATGGTGACCTTAAGTCCACCGTACTTACGTAATTATCGTTTTTATTTGTTACAAGATTTGTCATGTCTTGTGTTCGCTTTAAAGATAAAGTCTCAGAAGTTCCTGTAAAAGTTACGCCGTCTTTTTCGCCAGTTCCCATACCTTTAAAATCACGATACTTAGTTAAATCGTTAGTATCTGCTGGCAACATATTATTTGTAAACGTTTTTAAAATTATCCCTTCATCACTATTAGCATTATTTTTTGCATTTTCTAAAAAAGAAACTGTATCAAAATTCCCATCTTTCATATATTTACTTAACACTTCGGAAGTAGTAGTATTACTACCTGCTTTTTCTAAAGCATAATCAATATCGTCTCTATTTCTATTTACAATACTACCTACAAGTGTTGTGTCGTTTTCATCAAAAGTTTGTGTAAACCCCTTAAAAATATCACTAATATTAGCATTAGCAGTATAATCTCCTTTATCAGATACGAATTCCAAATTACCACCATTAGAATATATTCCTGCCCAAAGGTCATAAATTTTATTCATATCAGATTGTTCTGTGCTTGTAGGAGTTGGATTGTTATTGTCATCTATTGCCGCCATAGCATCTGCAACACTAATTCCAATCATATCACTTAAAGCTTGTGGGTCTTCAGTAGATACTTTATCTTTTATTGCTTCTTGAATTGCTTCTTGTGCTTTTTTTGCGGCTTCTTCAGCAGTAGAACCATTCTTTAAGGCATTTTGATACTCTTGTTTATAAAGTGGGTTTTGTTCAATAACACCCTTATATTTATTCCAAGTATTGTTAAAATCAGTACTACCAACAGTTTTATTTTTTAAGTCTTGAATATCTTTTGATATTTGTTGTTCTCCTTGTGTCACATATTGTCTTTCATAATTGGTAATATCTCCAGTTCTTACAGCAGTTAAAGTTCTATCACCAGCTACTAAACTCTCATAAGCATCACTTTCATCTTTTTTTGCACTAGCAGAATGGAATGCTACACTTGTAAACAACGCATCTTGAACAAGTTGTAATCCTTTTGCTGCTCCTTTATCGCCAGTTGTGGCAGCTTCTAATATTTTATCATAATCTCCACCATACTTATTAAGTGAGGCTAATGCCTGATTATCTTTTCCTAAAATCCATTTTCTTACATCATTTGTTCCTGCTTTTTCTGCCGTAGATTCGTCTTTTGATATACTTTCTACAACTTCTTTTAAAGTAAGGGATTCTCCACCCTTCATTACTACTTCTTTGTTTGCTGCACCAGCCCATTTGTCAAAAAGAGCGTTTTGTTCTGAACTCATATCAGTTACAAGATTTTGTGTTGTATCACCATTTTCTGTAACAATACCGTTTTCATCAGTTACCTCTACACCTTCTTCTTTCATTTGTGTTATAATTTTATCTACATTGTCATCAATATTTGATGTGAAATCACTTATAGCTTGTTCTGGTGTTTTTCCAGAAGCAATTGCTTCTGCATAATATCTTGCAAAAGCATCCATTGTTGTAGAATTTTGTCCTTTTAATTCACTACTAAACTTATATAAACCATCTGACATAGTTTGGGCAACTTCTTCTGAGTACCCAGCACTAATGTATTTTTCAGTTAAAGCATTTTTGTTTTCATTATATCCAGACCTAATTCTATTATATTCTCGTGAATTACCATTTACATAAGTATCGTAGACTTCACTGCCTAAGACAGCACCAACACCTGCACCAATTGCACCACCAACGACTGTACCTACACCAGGAATAAAAGTACCAATACCTGCACCAATAAGAGCAAATTTTCCTGCGTTTGCAGCCATATTCGTGCCATCGTGCAAACCTTGTTCGTTTCTATGAGAACCACTCCAAAAGCCTTCTCTCATAGCTGCTCCTTCTGCTCCACCATTTTCTTGTGCATATTCTAATGCTTTGTTAGCATCGTGTACACCCCAAGCAGCACCTGCTGCAATCATTGCACCACCAGCAGCAATTGTAGCAGCAGAACCAACAGCAGCAGAACCAAGAAGAGAACTGCCACCACTTAATAAACTAGAAAGTCCGCTAAAAAGATTACTAAATATTGATGAAGTTAAAAGTCCACAAAGTATACCAATTATTGTTTTAAAAGAACCTGAAAGTTCATTCATAAGTTCTGCATGACTTTGTGTCCATTGTCCAGCTTTACTATCCAAATATTCTGTCATTTCAGAATAATCAATTTCAAGCTTTTCTTGCATATCGTTTATATTACTGTCTACAAAGCCAGATAATGTTGACTCTAATTTTTTTATTTCTTCTACACCATCTTTTGCAGCAGAATAGTCGAATTTGGCAACCATCTCTTGTATGCCGCCAACTTCTCCACCGAGTTTAACAGTTTCATCAAGAAGTTTTGAATTTATTTCTTCAATGCTTTCTCCACTATCTTCATTTGCAATTTCATCAAGTAAATCTTCAAGACTTCCAATATCACCATCTTGCAATTTATGATACATTTCAGCAGATTGTTTTTGGCTAAAACCAAAGTCTGTCTGCATTGTTTTCATTACTTCATATTTTGCAAGATTTGAACCTTTACCAAACATACTTTCTTTCATATCAAGTATGCTTTGCATACCAGAAGCCATATTCTTGCCCCAATTAGGGTCTGTTACATCTTGTGCATCAGCAAGCATTTTATAAGGGTCTGTACCGCCACTCATCAAACCTGACAAAATTACATCAGAATTGTTATTACTGAATGTACTTAAAGAATTACCAAACGTTGAAGCCATTTCCTGAGCATCTTTAAATGAATATCCAGCATCCATTAAGTTACCCATTACATTTAAAGCATCATCCGCATCAAGACCAACTCGTCTATAACCGTCTGCTATACTTGTAACAGCTTGTGCATAATCGCTAACTGATACTTTTGAATTTTTAGCAGCAGAAGCGATTCTGTTTACCATTTGAACTGATTTTTCAGCTGTCAAATCCATATTGGTATAAAGATTCTTTAAAGTACTAATAACTTCACTTGAGTCCATAGCACCTACTTTATCCATTAATGTAGCATATTCAGCCCATTGTCCTGCTGTTTTACTATCTTGTATACCTGTTTTTGCAACAGCATCATAGTTTTGAGATAAATCCTCAAAACCAACAACACCATTAGTTGCCCTATAAAGTTCTTTTGCTTTATCTTCTGCTAAGTCATAATTACCAGATAATCCATATTTAGCATTTGTCTGTGCAACATTAAAATGTTGCTGTTCAAATTGCTTGTTTAATTCAATTGACCTTTCTCTATAACCATCTGCATTAAAATTAGATAAACCTATGTAGTTGTATGCTTTATATGGGTCTAAAGCTATTTCTAATGCTTTACCAGTTGGAATATTATCAAGACCGCCAGTAAGTCCAAGTTTATCTTCCATAAAACTACTAATGCCCTTACCAAGAGAAGTATCTTCAAACATACTCATAGCTCTGGAAGCTAAAGGTGTGGATAATAAAGCCCCAGCATTACTTAATAATTTTTCAAATCCCTGTAAAAAACTACTAATAGTAGAACCTAAATTTCCTGAGCTACTAGAACTTTTCTCTTGTTTATCTGAGTTTTCTTCTGTTGCTTCCTCTAAGTCGTTCATAGCTTCTTTAAGTCTTTCCATTTCTTCTTGTTGGTCATCAGAAAGTTGTCCGTTTTCATCTAATTGTTGATAAAGCATAAGCAAACTAGATATTGATTGCTTTTCTACTGCTATTTGGTCTTGTGCTGCTTTTTTAAGACCTTCTAAGTTTTTATCACCTTTTGTGTCCATTTTTGCAGCTTTTGAAAGAGATTTTATATCTTTCTTATCGCCAAATTGACTTGACAATCCACCTAATTGTCCTTTATACATATCAATATCTTCTTTATTGTTAGTACTTAATGCTGTGTTAAGTCCACCAGCAATATTGTCGAAGTTTTTATTTACAAAGTCTGCTTTACCTGCGTTACTTCTTGCTATGTTTTTAATATCAGAAACATTTACACCTTGTGTTTCTAACGCTAATTGCGTTCCCAAGTTTTTAATAACATTTTTACCTGTCATTAATCCTTTGAAGGACTTAGGACCTTCCATTCTTCTCTCAATATTACTTAATGTCTTAATATTACCAACACTTGTATCAAGCATTTTCTTATTATCTGATTTAAACGTATCTCCATAATTCATCATAGAGTAATTTCCGACAGCATTTTCACCTGCCGCAGCAATAAGCCTTGCATTTCCTTCTGCAAGTTTATTTATATCCTCAACTGTTTGTTTTTGACTTTCATTTAACTGTTCATTTAATGCTTTTCTTTGCTTTTTAATTTCTTCTATTGCCTTTTCAGCTTCATCACTAGAGATAAGACCTTCTTCTGATTGTTCTTTTATTTTATTTTCATTCTGTTGTAATACATTTAATTCCTCATTAAGCATTGTAACAAAACTCTTATGCCTGTCTGCAAGTGTTTTGTTGTAAATACCATACTTTTCACTTATTTTACTTAGATTATCTGTTATTGTAGTAGAATCATCTTCCGTGTCAATAAGATAATTACTGGTATTAAATACTGTACCGTTTATATGTTTTGACATTTGTTTATTTCTATCCAAATATTGTCTATTTACACCACTTCCTGTGTCTTTACCACCAAGAGCAGTTTCTATAAAATTGCCTTTTTTTGCAGCACCATTAAGTTCTTCTTGTATTTTTTCTATTTCTTTTTTTTGTTTTTTAAACATTTCAATTTCAGAAGATAAATCAAGTGCGTTTGCTAATTTTGTAGCATTACCATCTCCATCTATTTTCCATTGTATTTTTGTTTGATTTATTTCCTTTGCCTTTTCAAGGTTTTTATCCATTTGTTCAGCTTGCTTACTTAATGTACTTACAATATTTTCAAGAGGTTCTTTTACTTTTGAAAAATTATTAAATTCAGTGACAGTAGTAGATATATTTTCTTTTAATTGTTTTAATGCAGCACTAGAGCTTTCAAATTCTGCCGCTAATTTTTCTCCACCAATACTTGAAATTATATCATTAAATTCCTTACCGCCCATACCAGCAGTAGCCATAATGCTTTGTAAATCTATTAATTTTTCTGTTAAATCGGCAAAGTTTTTCGTTTGAATATCTGCATTAAGAGAATTTACTAAATCTTGTGCTTCTTTTTTAGCATCCTTTGAAATACCTATTGCTGATTCTATTTGTGAATTATATGTTGATATTTTTGAAGCATCCAACTCATTAAAACTATCTGAAAATTTAAGTACATTTTGTTGTACAGATGCTATCTTAGATTGCATTTGGTCTAAATCTTTACTTACTGCATTAAATGCAGATAAACCATCTACTTCAACATTTATTCTAAAATCTGAGTTCGCACTTTCAATGAAATCTCTTACTTCTTTGAGTTCTTTTAAAACATCTTCGTGTTTATCTAACTTAGTTTCTATTTTTAATTCTAATGATTTTGCATATTCATCAGAAAGTTCTTTTATTCGTTTTCTAGCATCTTCATCATTAACAACAACATCAATAATTCTTTTTGTGTTGCTTTCTTCCTCATTAACATTAGTAGCGTTTTGATAACTCGCTCCCCATTCACTACTATTTTTAAGCATATCTGTCAATGGGCTATTTACATTATTATTCATTATTTATTTTCACCTCTTTTATATGTCATTTTTCATTTGTAGGACTTGTAATTATATCTAAATCATCATTATTTGCACTACTCTTAAATTTATCAAAACTTAATAAATCTTCCACTTCATTACTCTTTTTAAATCCAACTATTTCATTATTATTTTTTAATACAGGTTTTTTAGAACTTTTATGATTTTTGTTATTTCTTACAACATTATTTCTTACAATATTAGTTCTTTCATTCTCAATAGTATGTTCGTTTGAAGTATTTTTTCTATTTCCACTATCAAGTGTAGTTGGGTGCGTAGATGGCTTTTTTGCCTTTTTAGGATTTACTAATAATGGTCTTTCTCCTCTATTCCTTACTACTGTATTTTCCGTTCTCATCATTTCTTCTCTTTGTTGCCTTTTTATTTTCTTTACTTCTGGTTCTATGTATTGAAGTTCTTTTATATTAGGACTTTCTTGTAATAATTTTTCAATGTTAAATGCTCTTTCCATAAATTCTTCTTTTGATTCAGAAGAAACTTTATTACCACTACCAGGTAACTCTATTTGTCTTTCATTTGCTAATATTGATTCAATTTCATCATCAAATGTATCATTATATACTTCACCCTCTGCTAATACATTCCTTTCTTCATACGGATTATATTGAACTTCTGTGTTATTCTTCTTTGCTTCTTCTCTTTCTTTTTTACGTTTTTCTGCTTCCTTTTGCTCTGCGACAGATTTAGCCATGTCATAATTCCAGAAATATGACATATATTGAATGATATTATCTCTTTCTTCATTTCTTCTCTTTTTAGATTCAATAATATTCATATAATACCAAAGCCACTGGTAGTTATTCATTTCCCTAACTCTTTTCTCAGTGGGTAATGCACCAGTGGCTTCCATGACGGTAAACTTTATATTGCTAAAACTGTCGTTTAGGAGTTTTTTATTTCTTCTAAATCCTCGTTTGTTAATTCTTTGTTTAACTTATCCACTAAAGCATCATAAGTTGTAAACAACTTATCAATGATTGGAAGTGGTAACTTCTTAACAAACTCGGTCTTTTCTTTTTCATCATCTAATACTATATCATCAATACTCTTTAAACTCTTAATAACTAAATTTGTCTTAAGAGCAAGCAAATTAAGTGTATTATTATCACCTTTCAACTTTGCTACAACATCTGTATGTTCTGTAATAGAAATTGTTTGTATAGTCCACAGCTTGCCTGCAATTTCTACTGTATCAGTTAATATACCACTAAATATTAATTGTTCAAGTTCTTTTCTCATATATATATGTCTCCTTTACTATGAAAATCTTTTATTTGTAAAATATATTGAGTAAATAAAAATATACTATATTTTAATATTTTTTAGTAAGAAGCCATTACATCTTTAATTAGTGAAAACATCATATAGTAGTTGATAAATTTTTACAATAAAAAAGGAGATATTAAATCTCCTCATTATAAAATATCTTTTTGTAATTCAAGTACTTTTTTATCTACTTCATCAACAAATATTTTTAAATTCTTTTCCATACCATTTAAAATATTATTAATCTTTTTACTAAAATTGTTATTATTTGTTTGAGTTATATCTTCTGCCCAATCATCGATTTCAGCACTTACATTATTTTTTGTACAATCTAAATATATTGCACCATCGTCAATAGAATATTTTCCTAATTTATTTTCAAGCAAATCTATTTCATCCTCTGTTAAAGATATGCCTAAAATTCTTGAAGCTTCTAATATACTTATATATCCATCAAAAAACATATATTTATAATCATATGGAAAGTCTTTTTCATCATTAAAATGAATCATTTCTGAGGAACAACAGTTTTCAAAATATTTTCCTAATAATTTTTCACCTAAATTATCTATATAATTATTAAATTTTTCAATTACTTCATAACGCTTTTGTTCTATATCTTCTGATTTAACTAACCTTGAAATCTTTCTCATTTTTTATACCACCTTTTATCAAATTCATATAGTATATAAACATTCTACTCAATTATATTTTTAAAGAAAAAAGGGAGATATTAAACATCTCCCTGTATTATTAACCCATTACATATTTATATGCCATATCTAATATTTTGTGACCTGCAACAATTTGTGCAAATTTATTTTGTTCAAATGTTTTTGTTTTTCTCTTTGGATTAAGAGTTGCTATATATTCTGAAACTCCTAATATAAAATCCATTGCATTTTTGGGTTCTGTTTCGCCAATAACACAATTTAAAAGGTCACTTCTTCTTTCTTTTACATTGTTTATTTTTTGTTCTGTTACTTTCATTTTATCAGGCATTGGATAAGCCAATTCCGCAAACCTTTCAATTTGTTCTCTATTGATACTTATTTTTTTTAATTTCTTACTTTCATTTATAAATGCTGTAAAATAATTATCAGCAAAAGAAAGAGTGTCTTTTAAAATAATCATTCGTTCGCTAATATTTACTGTATGATTAAGCGACCTACTTCTTTTAACAGAAGTTAATGGAAGATTAAGTGGAACACCATTTACAATTGGAACAATGCTTATTGTAAAAGCTGTACTTCCATTATAAGAATGTATTAAAAACATTTTACAATGTACTGTTTCATCAATACAATCAACATATCTATCTCCAATATCTGTTGATATATATATTTGTTTTCCATTATTAATTTCAATAGCATTTTCAAAAGTAATCTTTTTGATAAGACTATTAAGAAATTCAAATGCTTCTTTATTAGAAAGTACTTTATATTTATCAGATACAAAACCAAGATAATCAGTATATACAGGTTCATTATCAATAGTTTTTACAATAAACTGTGCATTAGGAATTTCTTCTCCATTTGGAAATGTAGGCGTAAATGTTTCTACTCCCCAATCAAGTCCTGTCTTTTTAAGTAATGTGTCTACGTCCTTAATATTTCTAAGGTCTTCTCTTGTTTCATAAAATTTGTTCTTCATAATCGTGTCCTCCTAAGATTTTCTATATGTGTTTTGTTATCTTATGGTTATATTATACTACGTTTTTTATATTTTGTCAAGAACTTTTTTTGATTTTTTTAAAATTTTTAAAATAAAAAAAAGAGGTATAAAACCTCTCTTTAATTATAAAGACCAAAAATCTTTATTTAATAGACTATTTAATTCATTATTTGACAATTTATTATATTTCATAAATATCATATTTTCTGTTTGAGCGTATTCTTCCCAATTATTATTTCTATATAATTTTATAGCTTTTATATTATTCTTCCTTACTGATAATTTTATTGTACTTAATTCATTAGTAGCTATTTTTAATAATTGTGTACCAATACCGCTATTCTGCATATTACTATTTGCTTCTAATGCTTGAATCCATATACCATCATTTTTCTTTTCTATATTAATTAAACCAACAAATTCATCCTCAGAGTTTAAAAACAAATATCCTTTAGTATTTATATTAGCTCTTATATGTTTTAAAGGTTTAATTTTGTTTTTATATAAACTAATTACTTTTTCATCAATAATAAGTTTTTTATATTTATTTAAATCAACAGGTACATATGGTGATTTATTATCAAACACTTTATTAGGCTTTATATTTTTTTGGTTATTAAATAAATTATTATTATTTATTTTTTCATTCATATAATCCCATATATTCTTTGCAATTCATACCATATAAATTATTATCTAAAGCGTTATATTGTAATAAATAATTCTTTTCAATTTTACTTTCTGCAAATTTATTTAAATTATATATAATATGATTTAAGGCTTCATTTTCTGATTTAAATTCATACACACCTCTTTTTATTTTCCAAGAAGATTCAAACCAATAATATTTATTATCACATTTAAAAATAATAAATGTATGCGTTGGTGTATCTTTATCAACATCAATACTAAGACAATAAAACGCCTTATAAGCTATATCAGAAAAATACTTTTCAAAATAATAAGATTCATAACAAACATAATCCCAACATACACCACCTTTATATTTAAAAAATTCCTGCGGTGTGAGCATTTTATAATAATTATAAAAATCTTCTTTTTTAATTTCAACAATAGAATTGCCATTATTAGGAATTATATATTCGTAAGAATTTAATATTTGATTAAATTTTATAATATCTTCTAATTTAGTTTTATTTAACACTTATATTCACCTTACTCATAAATGATTGTATTATCCTGTGTATTCCATCTTGCAATTCTTTTATTTTCCTTATTAAAAATATTTTTTATATCATCAATAGTAGAAAGAATAGTTTCATCAGATGGAAGTTTATCGTTTTTACAAATAATTCTAATGATTTTATAATTTTCTTCAAGAAAAATTTGCTCTCTTGCTTTTTCTCTTATTTCAAATTCTTCTTGTGTGTAATTATGAAAAGCTGTTACTGTCATCCAATGACCACTACCATCATATTCTACACTTAAATTATTTATTACAATATCAGGGAAACATCCTCTTATTTTTGTATTTACATCTCCATCTAATAATTTTGCTATATGATTTTGACCTTTAGATGTTTTTACATTCTTTTCATAAAGACGTGCCTTGCTTTCTCTTATTTTTTCTTTAATCCAATCACAAGAACCTATATATTCTTCTCCATATTTTTCTTTAATTGTATTTTTAATTTTTTCTCTAACTTCTTTGTTCTTTAAAGAATATTCTGTTCCAAATTTTTCTAAATTAGTTGCTTTTCTTTTTTCACGTATTTTTTCACATTTTGAAGGATTATCGCAACCATAATTTTTTTCCAAGTTTCTTGGGCTAACACATTGCTACTTCTTTTGCAATATGTAATGTCAATATCTGTAATTCTAAAAAATGGTCTTTGAAAATTTTTTTCACATTTATTACATTTGCAAAGAACATTTCTTTTACTACCATATGGTGACATACTCCCCACCTACGCTACGCTAAGAGGTGGGAGCTTCTGATTTAACAGATGTTTCCCACTCAATACATCTAATGATGTAAGTATCAATGGGCTAACTCCGTGTGTCCCACGGTTTTATTATTTTGTTTAGGATAATACTATTCGCATACCCTCGTTTTTGATATTTATACTTGCATTTACATCTCTGTCGTGATGAGTTCCACATTGAGGGCAATTCCACGACCTAATTGACAAATTCTTTGTATCGGGATTTTTATATCCGCAACAAGAACAAGTTTGAGAACTTGCAAAATACTTGTCTATCTTAATCAGTTGTTTGCCTTGTTCTTCCAACTTGTATTTCAAAAATGTTGTAAACATTCCCCAACCATTATCCGCTACAGACTTTCCAAAGTTCAACGCTTGTGACATTGCTTTCATATCAAGATTTTCAATACACACACAATCGTAATTTTTAGCTAACTTGTTTGATAGCTTGTGTAAGAAATCTTTCCTTTGGTTAGCTACCTTTTCAAACAGTTTAGCAACCTTTAGACGTTGTTTATTACGATTGCTACTATCCCTAACGCACTTTGAGAGTTTTCGTTGTTCTCTTGCAAGTCTTTTCTGTGCTTGTCTGTAGTACTTTGGATACTCTGCAGATGTGTTATTACTAGCAACGTATAGCTCTTTCATTGAGAAGTCCAAACCTAGGAAAGTTGTGGGTTCTACTGTTTGTACTTGGCTTTCGTACTCACATAAGATACTCACATAGTACTTTTCACTAGGCGTTTGACTTACTGTTACTGACTTAATTTTGTAGTCACTTGGAATTTGCCTATGTACCTTGACTTTAACTAAATCCTTTAGTTTAGGTAACTTTAATAGGTTGTTTTCTAAAGTGATACTGCCTTTTTGATTGTTAGTAGTATAACTTTTTCTGTTTTTATGTTTAGATTTGAACTTTGGAAATCCAACTTTAGGATTGGTGAAAAAACTCTTGAACGCTTTCTGTAAGTTCATTTGAACGTTAGAAAGGGCTAAACTATCAACGTCTTTGAGCCATTCAAATTCGGTCTTATACTGTGCAGGTGTATTATTTAGAGTTTGCTTATGCTCTTTGTAGTAGTCTATCTTATCTGATAACATCTTATTCCAAATAAACCTAACACATCCAAAACACTGTGCAAAAAATACTCTCTGCTCATCGTTTGGATATATCCTAAACTTATAGGCTTTATTACGTTTCATTTTTTCTCCTCCAATCCTAAAATTTATGATATTATTATAATACTTTACATTTAGTTTGTCAATAGTGGAACGCAATTCTTCCCCCACCTCTTAGGTGGGGGAATTCTTGCTGAGATTAGTTAAATCTTCTACATTAACAACTATTTTTTTATCAATTATCTCATAACCTTTGTTTAAATAATAAGTATTGTATCTATTATTTGCAGAAACAATTATTTGTTGTGGTAATACTATTGGCATTTTTATAATCTCCTTCTTTATAAATTTATACTATTATATAAATAAAAAATATATTTTTTTAAAATAAAAAAAGAGAGGAAAATTTTCCTCTCTTAAATAAATTATTTATACAACATCTGCGTAATCTATTTTACAAGTTTCTGCAACAGTAATTTTACCAACGTCATAAGTTTTACCATAAGAAGATAACCAACAGTCAATATATGTTTCAATATACCATTCCTCACTTGTGCCATCCATTGGAACTTTTACTTGTATTTCAAGAGGAACACGTTGGTCCTTTAATGTTTTAAAGACATATCTTGCAGAACTATTACCCAAAGAATAATCTACATTATCAGTATTTGTTTCATAAGTTGGAGCGTCCCACCCAGTATTACTTTTTTCATTTATATATCGTTTAGAACCAGAAGCATCATAACCTATACCATCAGCAGACAAACCTAATGCTGCCCATAAATTTGAGCTATATAATGCAATTCTTTGTACATCAAGACTACCGCCATTTGTATTTTCTGGTACTGCTTGAATTACACCTTCAACTCCAATAGCATTTAACTTATCAATTGTTCTACTTTCTGAGATATTAAATGATTGTATCATGCCTACGATATTTTGATTTGCATAAATAAATATATTAGTACTAGTCAACGCCAAACCATTTGTATCTGCACTAGTTAATTGAGTCATATCATTTTGTTGTGATTTAACATCATTACGAGTGGCACGATGGGTATTAAGATACCTGTTTGTGAAATATTGCTGTTCTGGACCAAATGCCATAAAATCACCCCCTATCTATTATTTATTATTCTTCATCCTCGTCTTCTTCTGTTGTTGACGAACCATTTACATACTTCATATAACTTGAGTCACTATATACATTATAACTATCACCTGTTACATAATCCGCAATAACATCACTGTATTCTGCTGTTACTTTTTCTGAAACGGTAATAGTTTCTGCTGCGATAGATTTTGAATAAGAAGAAATCCAACAATCTAAATAAGTTTCAATATAAAATGCGTTTTTTGTTCCTTGCATTTGAGTACGTGTTTGTATCTCTATTGCAGTTCTTTGGTCTTTTAAAGTTTTAAACGGATTACTAAATGTAAAATTAGTAGGTCTATGATAAACGCTATCAGCAGAAGAATAGGCTTCCATGGAACTCATTTTAGGTATAAATTCACCTGTTCTAGTTAAACCTAAAGCATTCCAAATACTACTATTATATAATGCAATTCTTTCAATGTTTAAATTACCGCCTTTTGTATTGCCAGGTACAATCTGCACAACACCTTCTGTGCCTAATTCTTGCAATTTTGTATTAGTTCTACTTTCTGATACCTGAAAGTTTTTTATTACACCAACTCTACTACCATTACACCAAACAGATATATTAGTGGTTGTAACAGGCATACTACCTGTATTAGCACCAATATTAGGCATACCCGATGCCCTATGAGAGTTGAGATATGGATTAACTTCCCCTGGGTTATAAGCACTAGCTGTGCCACCAATAGGGGTATATTCCGTAACTGCCATAAAATTCACCTCTTTTATGAGATTAAAAAAACATCAAATAACTTGTTTATTATTTAATATACTATATTTACATTTTTATTTAAAAAACAAGGGAAAAGGGAACATCCCCCTTTCCCTTAAAAGATTGAAAATTACTAAATTATTCTATTAGAAACTTGTTGAGGAGAAACCAAACTCAATAGAAATCCAGTTCAATGGGTAAACAGCCTCAATCTCGAAAGAAATATCAATCTGTCTTGGTTCGTCAGAATTTCTAACAACTTTCAAACTACTAAAACCTATAATAATACCTTGTGAAACGAATTGACTTAAAAGTGAATTCATTGTATACTTAATATCAGCAATAATGCTTGAAGTAAGTTTCTTACCGATATAAAGATTTGCAGTAGTATTTCTACAAGAGTCAATTACATAATCTTTAATCTGAATAAGTGTGATTTCTTGTGAATTAACCTCGTCAGTTGCAGTAGTAATACCATGTCTAATTCTTATATTAGTACCATATGGTTCGAGAACACAACAACCTGCCGCTGCAAGAATATTCTTCTCAGATTCAGAATATAAATCAACTAATTCCGTGAAGCCTGCGATAGTTTTATTTGTTAAAGGTTCAGCTGCATCATTTGCAAGACCAATTGCTGCAACTGCAACAGCTGCATAACAACCGTCTAGTCTTCTTGTATTATACTTACCTGTTCTAAGGTCTCTAATAGACTTTTTAATAGCACCAGGTACTACATATACAATACGTTCATCAGCATAGCCTTCTGCTGTTTCAGCCATACCAACAGTTCTATCTGCTCTTGTAGCAAGCTTGTTGATTAACTGATTAGGTCTTGCAGCAAGATAACCCATTCTTTCCTTGCCATATTCATAAGAACTCATTAAATTAACATGGTTCTGTAAATATGCACCAACAGCATCACTTGTTGATAAAGGAATAATAGTTTGAACATTACTTGCACCTGCGATAGCAGATGAAAGTTTATCGATAGCAGTTTCAATTTCATAATCAGCACCATTCTTAGCCTGTACACAAACAATCTGAGAAACACCATTATTAAATGCAATTTCAGCACCTAAAGAAAGTGAGTTAAGAACAGCACCACTAGCTGAAACATCATAGTTACCATAAGCAGCAACGATATCATCATAATCTGTATAAAGAGTAGGCTCATAATCAGCTTCTGCCTTTCTATACTTATAAGATACATAATAAGTTGCACCCTCAGCTGGCATTGTAGTTGAAGTTACTCTTGGAGAAGTAACAATGTAAACTGTTGCAGTTGTACCCTTTGTAGTAATCTGAGAATCAAGTGTTGAACCATCAAGTGAGAACTCAATACCAGGGATTACTTCAAAATAATCATCCTCTAATGAAGAAACATCATCAAAAGTTGCTGATGTAAGTTCGCCATTTACATATCTAACAATACTAATCTTACCATCTTCTTCTTCTCTCGTATATGTCAATTCATATACAGCAGGCTTATCAAAAATCGTACCATTACTAACAACAGTTAAATCACTGATAGCATTATAGAACTGATTGTTATAATATGTACTAGTATTTGCAAGCTTATCAGAAGTTTTTGACTTGTCAGCATCTGCATCATAATCAACAATATTACCATTTGCATCATAAGCAATAAGTAAATAATTATAGTTGTTCGTTGCAGAAATAAGGTCATTATATGTAGCAATTTTAGTTGTTGTACTTGTTAAAGTTGTATTGCCACTATCACCAGTTGTTATTTCGTAATAAACGTTATCAACAGAAATGTAAATTTTATTATTAGTATCTTTAATATATTTAGTAACATTATTGATTGTTTTACCATTTTCACTATCATATAATTTTGTATTACTATCAATAGTAATAGTTTTAGTAGCATCTTCTGAGTCATAAGCGACTGTTGCAGTATTTATTGTGTTATCTGTACTTTCTACAAATAAACTGTCATTATCAAATTGGAAAGTAATAGCAGCAGTAAGAACAGTGTCAACATCTATATCAGAATTCTTTAAATAGGTTTTTGCAGAGTTTGTAAGAACATACTGATTATTTATGTATGTAGTTGTTAATTCCTTGGTGTCACTATCAACAGTTACAGTATCATCATTTGATATAACAATACTGTCAAAATCAACTTCTACATAATGTGTTTCAGAAGTTACATCAATACTTGCAATATAATATTGAGAATTTGTATCTGAACCTATTGAAAAATTGCTAACAAAATATTTATTTGCAGTTAAACCATTAAATAAATCAGTTTTACTCTGGTCGGAGTATACGCCATTTATTAAGTATTCATTGGTAGAACTTTCATCATTGCTTGATAACGTACCAGTACTATCGCTATTAACAGTATAAAAAGTATATCCAATTACATTTTTCTTATCATCTTTAATTTCATTTTTAATAAATTTATAATATGTTGTACCTGCTGTTGACTGAGAGTATTTTAAATCATAATCATCTATTGTGGCTTCTTCAACGATATAGCACTCACCAGTAGCAGCACCATTATCATCTACTAAAGCTAGTGGAGCAATAGTACTACTACTAAGGTCTGTCGGATAAACTTTTATAGAAGTTTGGTTTATTTGTGTAGCACCATTAATTGTGGTTTTTACAAAAACACAAAAACCATCTGTTTGGTCTGCAACTGTGTTTTTCTTAGTATCACCAGACATTTTATATGGAACAAATAAAGTATAACCATTTAAATCCTCTGTTAAATCAGATGTTTGTAAAGTAATTGTATCGTTATTAACACTATAATTCACCGAAATTGTTCTGAACGGGTCTGTTGTATAACTAATTGCATACTTCTTCAAATCGTTATTTGGAATATTCAAACTATAAGTGTTTGTTGTACTATCATATCCAACAACTGAATAAGCGTAAGCTTTACTAGTATCATAATCTCCATTTATATTTTTTTCGAATTCAGCATCACTTATATATAATGTGTAATTATCTGCACCAATAATATTACCAAAAGTAAAATTTTGAGCGTCTGTGGTTGTTGGGCTATCTGCAACAATTAAATCAAGATTAAGATTAACCTTTGCACTACCAGAATTAGTAGCTAAAACTTTAGATACCTGAGCTTCTTTCTCTGTCTTAGCAGCAACAGTTGTAATAATTACATAGTCACCGACATCTACAAGCTGTCTGCCAGCAGCATTAGCGATATAAGTGTTTTTAACTATTAATTGAACACCTGGAATAGGATATGAACCATCTTCATCAGTTGCAGGTGAAGAACCAACAACATATTCACCAATAATTTCACTTGTATTCATATTAATAACTCTATAGCAACCTAATTTTTCATCAGCACCTAAGTCTTGGTCATCTTCATTAACGTATGATACTTCAATCATCCATTCGCCATCTTCAACTAATTTTTCAACAGTTTCATCAATACCAAATGTAATATTCTGTGTACCGTTATTATAATAAAATCTTGGACACTGTTTTGCATTAATTGAACAAGTAGCTTTTACAAGAGAATCCCAAACAATCGTATTACCATTTAAAGTATAGCCATCATTATTACCTGTTGTAGGTGAATAAAGAGTATTATTAACAGTAATATTATCATATATAGGTCTTGAAGAAACGCTTGTTATTTCAAATACGTTTTCATTTGCAAGTGTATCATAAGGCTTAGTATTTGATTTTATAACAGCTTCGTTTGTAACAGTATAATAATTAATACCAGTACCAACAAGAGCCATTATTCTTGAACCACCTGCTGTTACAACAGAAGAGGCGGTCTTTACGAAACGGGCATAAGTGCCTGGTGCTTTATAAGCCATATACATTACCTCCTATTTTTAAATATGTTTATTTTTAATTTCATTTATTTAATAAATTTTATTTTTTAAAAAATATATATAAACATACTTTATTTTAACTAATAAATATAAATACGATATATATTTATTTTTGCTTAATATAGAAAAAAGGAGAGTAAAAACTCTCCTTTTAAATTATTTAATAATGATATCTTTATAAACGTCATAATTAAATATCAACATTTTTATGCTTTATTACTCATATAATGTGCCATCTTCATAGAACTCAACATCGTCAAATTCTGTGATTCTTTCAATCAAATATTCATCATCAGGATTTGCATAAAAGTCCATATCAGCTGTAAAATCCTTGTTGATATCTTCAATTACTTCCTGCAATTTTGTTACAATCTTTACATACTTTTCGCAAACTTCTTTTACATCTGCTTCAACTTCAACTTCATCTTCTGCAATTTCTTCTTTTATGCTATTAACATCTGCAATTGAAGGATTGAGATTCAACACCTTATCTGCATCTAAATAATCATCATCATAGTCAATATAGTCCTCAATAATATACACTTCATCATTAGATAATGTTACACCTGCAAGTTTTTTAGCATCTTCTATATCTATTTCGCCAACAATCCAAGCTTTATTCCAATCAAAATATAGTGCATCAAATTTAGAATTTTTAAAATATGTATTAACTAGACCATAATTATTAATATCATCAGAAATAAGCATCATTTCGTTATACGCACAATCACTATCGTCATAACGATATTTTCTATAATTTTTAACAGCATTTTTCTTTGCTTCATCTGATAACTCATTATAATCATATACTTCAATAGTTCTTGCAGCACTTCTTCTCATAGGTTTTCTATTTTTTCTTACTGTATTATTTTTTATACTTTTACTAATTAATCTTTTCATATTTAAATCTCCTTATATTTTATATTTTTTGTTACTAATAAATAAATAAATAAATAAATAATAAAACACTTATTTAATAATAATATATTCTTCTCCTGTTTCTGCATCTGTATACGTCCATTCATTAGCTGTAAGATAATCTACAACATAATCTTCTTCATAATCAAAGTTTTCATAACCTTCTTTTTTCATTCTTGCACAAAAATCATCTAAGAACTCATCTAATTTATTATGAATTATTTCAATCTTTTCAATAAAACCTTTAACATCAAAAGACTTAATTTTGTCTTCTTCAAAATAATCTTCCAAATAATAATTTATATCTTCTTCATTCCAATAAGAAAGTGCATCTTCAAGCATACCATCTGTATAGAAAGGACTCCGTCTTTCATTTCTTATGTAATACTCTCCCTCATAATCAAATATTTCTAAATCATCAGGAGATAATTTTACTTGTGTAATGTTTAAAACATCATCATTTGATATTTTACCATTTAAACCAAAACCATCGCCTTGTGAATATCCAAAATCATAAGTAAAATCTAAATCACTATCAGGGAATGTTTTTTCTACTTCTTGTTTTGCATAATCTTTGAAATCATCATTAAGAAAACCATCAATATCTTCTTGTGCTTTATAATATATTTCTTTTTGTTTAGTCTTTGGAATATCACTCCAACGAATTTCCTGTTCTGCTTTTTTTACTAATCTTTTCATATTTAATCGTCATCCCTATCTGCTAAATAATTATCATAGGCATCATCTAAAGAAATAAATATATCTGCTTCTTCTGATTTCATTTCATCGCAGAACTCATCGAAAAAACCATTTAATTCATCAAAGAAATCTTCAACTTTATAGCAAAAATCTTCCAAATCAAATGATTTTATTTCATCTTCATTTAAATATTTATCTAAATCTTTTTTTAACCCATTATCTTCTGAAACATAATCATAAATTTCTTTTGTTTTATCAAAACCATAAAAATCAGGGGCTTTCTTAGGATTCCATAAATCAAGTTTTCCATCTGTAAGTTTCTTTAAAATAGATTTTTCTAATGAGTTAAAAGTATTATCTACACAATTTAACGCATCCTCTATATCTAATTTACCATCCAATCCAAAATCAACAGTATTATAGTAATATCTAATATTACTATTAGGAAAAGTTTCGCTTACTTTTGAGTCTGCCAAATCTCTAAATTCATTTTCTCTTCTATCTTCCCATTTTTCTATTTCCAACGGACTCCAACGAGAAGAATAAGCTTGTAATTTTCTATTTTTTTTCTTTACATTAAAACATTTCTTTGTATTATTTTCTTTTTTTATTAATCTTTTCATAATTTAATTCTCCTTTTTTAAAATATCGGATATAAAGTTTTCCTTTTTAATTTATATATAGGGTCATTAGTTTCAACCTCATACATTTGTATTTCTTGGTGAAAATAATAGCCTGCTGCGTGGTTTATATTTGTGCTATAAACTCTAAACATTTTACCTTGTGGATTTATTAAAATATCCCTATCTCTTATTTGTACATCACATATAGTCCAAGCTCCCGTATTGTTATTTATTTTTAATCCCTCTAATGTTCTATCCATTTGATTGTTAGCAGGTTTTTGTCTTATGTATATTTGATTAATAGCATCATATCCACCAACAAAACCTGTACCATAGCATTTTTCACAATTAGGATTAGCAGCACTACCTCTTACGCTATCAAAGCAAGTACATCTATCTCCCTCTGTTTTTCTTTTATATAAATCAAACAATTCTCCTGTATTTTTTAATATCCACATATTTCTTTCGTTTATTTTATGAAACCATTTATTAGTATTATCTACTCTATAAATGTTAGCATTACTTAATTCACTTTCTACCCATTGTTCCCCATTATAATATAACGTACTTACCTTATACCAATAAGTTGTATTTATATTAGATATAACATTTTTATCTTCATATCTATTTGTTAAAATTACTTCTTTATTTAATTTATAAAAAATACCATTAGCAATAGTGCCACGATATACATTATAACCTATTTTATACTCATCATTATTTACTTTATCCCAAGTAACACTTGCATCATTCTTTAAATTAGTATAAACAATTTTAATATTCTTAGGAGGTAATAATTTAAATCTATTTAATATAATATCCAAATTAGTTCACCTCTTTTACATTTAAATCATCATTCATTATAAATTCTTTCATAAGTTTTTCGACAAAATCAGTGTCGAAAATAAAATTTTTAATTACTTTTACATTAACATTATTATTTCTAAGTCTAATATCATAAGTACCATTTTCTAAAGCAAATAATGAATTTTTATTTATTTTCTTATATACATATAATTCATCATTTTTAGAAATAATAATTTCTCCATTTTCAAATCTTTTATATTCATTTAATAAAGATATATTTATCATTCTAAAATCAGTATTACACATTTTATAAGTAGACTTACCAATTTTTCTTTCTATTAAAGAATCAATAGTAAAATAAACTTCTTTATCAAGTCCATCTGTAATTGTTTGATTTTTTAATGTTGTTTTATAACCATTATATTCTATCCGAATATCATAAACACCATTTTTAACAAAAGAGGTATATTTACCATTTTCATCAGTAGTACATTTATCTACAATTATATTATTTTGAACCATTTCAAAAGTATGATTTCTTTCAGCGTTTTTAATACCATTAACACCATCAGTAACAGTTTCGGTATTATTATTTTGTGATGAAAGAAAAAAAGTAATAGTAGCGTTTTTAACAATACCATCATTATCCTTTAAGCAACCATTACACAAAGAAAAACTATGGTTATATTCATATTCATTAGCACCATTACTATACTCATATTTGGCTGTTGTGTTTTCTACAACATCAAACATAGCATTAAAAAATTTCTTTATATATTCAGTTGTAACATCAAAACACCCTTGAAATTTTACCTTCATACAACCACCATATTTATAATTATTTATATAATAAATAAGATTATGATTGGTTTTTAATTTATGATAAAAAAATAACAATAAATAAAAAAAGGAGAACATTTAGTTCTCCTTGTCTTTTATTATGCAACTATATCGCCATTTTCATTATAAATAGCCTGATTATCATCTAAAATATCATAAACAACTGAATCTACCCATCTTTCGTAGTCTTCTTGTCCGTCTGCCTTAACTTCTTCTATAAAATCTGCTATTGTAGAAGGAATTAATTTGTTATATATATTAGCAACTTTCTTTACTAAGCCATCAATATCCAAACCATTTAAATCTTCTCTTTCTTTTATTCCCTTTTCAAATCTATCTGTTGCTTCTTTTACATCTTCTGCGAAATCACTAAGAGGTGAAGAATAATCAATATCACCTGTACTATTAGATTTATACAAGTTAATTGTTTCATAAGAATTAAATGTAGCTATGCCTAAAAAGTCTTTCATAAATGTTACTTCTTCCTTAGAAAACTCAATATGATTATCATTCATTACATCATAAAGGTCTACTTTACCCCAAACTATTACATCTTCACATTCGTGTACTTGTGCTTTTGTTTTAACAGAATATAAAAGTTTACTATTAGGGAAATATTTTCCTTTAAGTGAATTAAAATCAGTATCTAATTCATCAAGCCAACCGCTACAATATTCCTTATGGTCTTTCCAATAATCTCTTAAAACCTTATCCTTTGCATTATCATTCAAATCAGTATACTTGTATAAATCTTCTGCTTTCTTAACTAATCTTTTCATATTTAAAAACTCCTTATATTTTATATTTTTTGTTACTAATAAATAAATAAATAAATAAATAAATAATAAAACAATTATTTGGTTTTAGATAAAATAATAGTTCTTTCTTTACCATCTTTTTGAGCGATAAAAGTAATTATATCATTTATATTTAAATAATACATCTCATTATCACTTGTTTTATATCCTATATTATAAGATATATTTTCTTCATTAGTATTTAAAATAATTTTATTTGTTTTGGTAGTAATAACGTCATATAATCGAAAAGGTATTTTAAAATCATAGATAACACTATTTATAAAAAATCTACCATCAAGATAAAAACCATATTGTTCATATTTATCTTGTATGTATATTTTATCTACATTTTCTTTATTAAACTCTTTATTAAATGGAACAATCAATCCGTTATTATATCTTATGAAATATTCCATTAGCACTTTACCAACCTTTTTATTTTTGCATTTGCAGCAATATCAAAATCATATTTTTCTTTTATTTTATTAATTATATTTTCATTCTTTGTCAATAATGCACGTTTGATTTCTTGCATTTGATATACAGTAAAATCAGGGTTCGCATATAAATCTACTTCTTCTAATGATAAACCATTATTAAATCCATCAACTATTTCTTCCATTTTAAATTGGTTAAATTGTGGATTAGCAACTACATAAAATTTCTCAGAAGTTAAATTATCTTCTAAAAGGATTTTTGATAATTCTTTTTGTTGTGGTATATTATAATTACCCTCTGAAAATAATTTAACTTTATCTAACGACAAACCATTTGCCATAGCTTCTTCTATTATTTTCATTTTCGCAGTAGCAAAATCAGGATTAGCAAAATATTTTATTTGTTCTTCTGTTAATCCCTCACTTATACCTCTCCTTATATAAGTAATTTGCCCCTCTGTAAAATCCTTATCTAAGTATAATTTTATTTCATCAATGCTAAACCCTTTTGTTAAATCGCTTAAAATAGTATTTACATCAACATCATTATCAAAAACTATATCAACAATTTCTTCTGTGATATCTTTTCCATTTTTATTATATTCTAATAATTTCCTTGCTTTATCTTCTGCATCAGGATTTTTTTCTAATTTATATCTTATATATTGTTTTACTTTAGAAGTTATATATGATAATCTTTTCATTTTTAACCCTCTCTTATTCAAAATCATAACTTAATGTTACATTAAAATTATATCTATTTTTAGTTAAAGTATTATTATCTAATTTTATTTTAGTTTGAACAATACAATGGTCTCCTACACCTAATAACGATTTTTTGCTTGGGTCTACATTTCCAACAATATTTAATTTATTATTTATATTTACTAATTGAAAATCATCATACCCCTCAGTTAAACTTCTTGCATAAAAGAAATCTATATGATTTAAATTATTACCATTTGTAGGAACAAATTCATTATCTTTTCTCATTACAGGTTTATTTATTACTTCTACACCCATTTTTACATTTTTAGCATCTCTACATATAGTTTCATACCCTCTATGATTAAATGCAGGTTCATTATTCCATATATCAAACTCAATTATAAATTGGCTCTCACCATCATAATTACCATTTATCTTACCGTAATACCATAAATTATTATCAATGGCATTTTTATATTTTGTAATATCAGTATTTGTTAAATTATCTACTACTTTTGCATAATATGTCATTCTTGGTATATCCAATTCCAATCACCACACAAATAATTTATTTTACCACAATAGTGGTTCTTTGCAATTCTCTTATATAGTAAAATAAAAAAGAGGGTGATTTTTAAAACCGCCCTCTTATAATAGATTTTTGAGTTCTTTATGAGCATCCTCTTGAAACAATACTACAATTTCACATTGTATCTGCTCAAATACTTCATATACATAAATAGAAATTTTTTCTATTATACTTTGTTTTAATTCTATAAAATATTCATCAAATGCTTCTTTATCGGAAAAATTATATGTTTCTAAAAGAAAATTGTCTAATTCTTCTGATGATATTTCTTCATCATAAAATTCATAATATTCACTATCTTCAAATTGTTCCATGAGATTATTATAAAGTACTTCCTCATAATTTGAAAATATAATATGATTTTTTATATCGTTTACAGGAGAATCACAAATCATCAATTCTATACCATCTATCAAATCATAATTTTCTTCTATTTTACATATTTCTTTTATTTCAATAGAAGTTAATTTCATTGATACAGTACCTAATTGTAATTCGCCACACTTTGGTCGGAAACTTATAATATTAGGAAATTTTCTTTTAATTTGCTTATCAACAAAAGAAATATAATCCTTATTATTATAAATTTTCTTTACAAAATCACCTGTACGTTTTAATACAATTTCTTTATAATCTTCCATATAAATCACTCATCTTTATTGTTCGTTATAATCAGTAATTGCTAACTCCTTAATCTTATTATATAATTTATTTGTTTTACCTAAAGAAACTTTAGTTTTAAAATCTAATGGTTCAATACCATTCTTTCTAAAGCCATCTTTCATAAAAACAATTTCTTTAAAATTACCATTCTCAAATGAAACATAACATCTTTTATACTTATGCTTTTTCATTTGATATAAAACTCCATTTTCATCAACAGAGAGCTTAATAAATTCAACATCAGGTTTCTTATCATAAGAAGCTCCTCTTTCACTAAAACCCTCTCTATCAACTCTTTTCTTATAATACTTTTTAAAGTATGGAGTTTTTATTCTTCTGCCAAAATCATTTTTATGATATATGTAATAATTATTACCATTCTTATCTACATAATAAGCTTTATGTGTTATGTAATCAACAAATGCACCATCAATCATCCAATATTCAAGCATAGTGCAAAATGTTTCATCATACTCCTTTATAAAAGTATCATATATAAAATGTTTATCTTTACCTGGTAAATTTTTCCATTTTATTTTATTTTGCATTACAATTCTTTCATCAGTAAATAATTTAATCATTGTAAAAATTCCTTTCTTTTAAAAACAAAAAATTACATTTATCAAATTTAACAAGCGTTTCTTTTTGTTAATGCAAAAGCAAATGATTCTGCTTTTTTAAATTCCTCAATATATTCCTTATTTTCTTTTACATATTCTACTAATGGTTTGTAAGTATAAAAATCTTCTTTTTCAATATTTACTTCTGATAATAAATTATAGAATCTTGTTCTACAAGCGAATACCTTTAAATGTTTTCCATTTAAGTAAATTCTATTATCATCAATATCATTAATTAATTTATTGATAGATTTAATCTTATGATTATCTTTATAATTCTCTAAGTTTAAATCATTAAAATAGTCTATAAGAATTTGCTCGTCTTGTATATCAGTAATTGTTCTGTTTCCTTTATAAACTCCCAAGACAGGCAGGGAAACAATCTTATAGCCTTTTTTACCTTTTACGTATAAAAATAAAAATACTTTTTCATCTTCAAATATAGGTAAGTTACTTACTTTGCAAACTTTATCCCAACTCATCACTATCACCTTCTTAATGGAACAACCTCAAAAAGGAATTTTTACTTTATAAATATATAAGTACAGGATAATTTTATTTACAACGAATTATTCTATAATATAAGAATTATTTATTTCCCCTAACATAATTCTTATATCTTCTCTTGTAGGAAAAAAATTATAAACATTTTCATTATAACTATCATACAAGAGAAATATTGTATCAATAATAACCTGTTTTATACATTCATAAAGTTGTATTATGTCATTTAAATCAAGCTCATCAAGATATATTGTGCATTTTTTGTTTTTTCTTCTATTTTCTATATACTGTTTAATAACAGTTTTTGACATTGGTGCAAATACAAAAGCTTCCTTAGTTGTAATACCCTTAGTATTTATAGTCAAAAATCTTTTATTTTTAAAATAATTTAATAAAAACAATTTTGATTTATTCATTTTTACTGGTTTCTTTGAAGCTTCAATAAGTCCCTCTACTACTGACATTGCATCTTCATAACTTAATGTACCATTAAAAATAATATTATATAATTCCCCATTACTATAATTAGGAGTAATGACAATATTTGATGTAGGAAATTTTTCATTAATATCTTCATTGATATCTTTTAAAAATTCCTTCATGTGTGTTGTAAATTCTTTTGAATTGAAATATTTATCAACAACTTTTTCTTGTTGCTCTTTATTTAAATCATTAAAATACATTCTATCTTTTAATTTTAAAATTTTACAACCTTTATTTTTATTTTCATCAACAATAATTTCTTTTATAGAAAAATCAAAATCTTTAGTAATTTCTCCATATATTTCTTTTTTTCTTATAAGTTCTATATCAGCTTTTTTCATAAAAACAATTTTTGATATGTAATTATTATCAAAACCCTGTTGAAGATATTTTATAACATCCATTACTTGCCCAACAGTATATTTAACATTAAATTCTTGTTCTATATTAGTACAAGTATCTTTTGCCATCACATTAGCACTTCCCTCTCTTTTGAATTTGATGTTACTTTATTCCATTATACAATATTTTTTATTATTTGTCAATATAATAATTTTATAAAATTATGGTTTACAAAAATTATAATTCTTTATATAAACATTTGAGGTGATTTTTAAATGGTTTATTCAAAAGAATTTAAAGAACAAATTATTATTGAATTAAAACAAGATGAATTAACATTACAACAAATAGCAGATAAGTTTAACGTAGGGATAACATTAGTAAAAAAATTAAAAAAAGAAAATAATATAATTAGAAAAAATTCTAAATCAAAATCAGGATATGTAAACAATTCTAAATATACTAAAGAACAAATACTTGAAATTATTGATTTATTAGTAAAACAAGAAAAAGTAAAAGATATTAGCGAAAAAACAAATGTTTCTGTAAATACAATAAATAAAATAAGAAATAAAACTATTTGGACTGAGCTTACAAAAGATATAGATTTTAATAAAACATATGATTTTATTTGTATAAATTGTGGAAATAGTTTTACTACTACAAATCCAAATGCAAAGTATTGTTCTCATAATTGTAATAATCAATACAATTATAAATTACATACATATAATGTTAAATGTGAGTATTGTAATAAATTATTTATTACTCATTGTAAAAATGCAAGATTTTGTTCTAAACAATGTGGTACTAATTATTGGATTTTAAATAATGATATTTCACAAACAAAAAATGGTACATATAAGAAAAGTAAAAAAGGTAAAAGAATAGATTTAAATAATCAATATTTCCGCTCTAATTGGGAAGCTAATATTGCAAGAATATTAAAAAGTAAAAATATTAAATATGAATATGAAAAACATAAAATTGAATTAAAAACAATTGGTAAATTCTATATTCCTGATTTTTATTTACCTAAATATAAATTATATATCGAAGTAAAAGGTTATTGGTGGGAAGAGGGTGAAATTAAATTCAATACATTTAAGAAAGAAACCCCTAATGAAAAAATAATGTTGATTGATACACCTCGTTATTATAAAATTAGAAAAAAATACAAAAACATAATTCCTTATTGGGAAGGTAAATAATGCGTTAAAAATTTTTACATAAATTTATATAGAATTCAAAAATAAGTAGTGAAAGGAAAATAAAAATATCAGAAGAAAAATATTCAGAAGAATTTAAAAATGCTATTATTGATGATTTAAAAGAAGCAAAAATGAGTATGTTTGATATTTCTAAAAAATTTGATGTTAGTATTAATTTAGTTAAAGAATTAAGAAAAGAAAACAATATTACAAAAAGACATAAGAGCAAAAAACAATATCCAATTGAACTTAACAATCAAATTATTGAAGAATTAAAACAAGACAATTTAACTAACACAGAAATTGCAGACAAGTTTAATGTACCTCGCAAGTATATTTCAGAACTAATAAAAGGAAACAACATACAAAGAAGTAGAGTTCATTTTGGAAATAATGATGATTTAATCATTAAAGATATACAAGAAGGCAAATTAACTAATCAAGAACTTGCAGATAAATATAATATAACTTTAAACGCTGTTAAACTTTTTATAAAAAGAAATAATGTTAAAAAGCCACATAATTGTCATAGAGGTAATAAAAAATACTCAGAAGAAAATATAGCTCTTATTATTGAAGAATTAAAAAACGATAAACTTAGTATTATAGAAATTGCAAATAAATTTGAAGTTAGTGAAAGTTTTGTAAATAAAGTAAAAACTGATAATAATATTATTAGAACTTACAAACCAAAAAACAGTAAAGTTGCACAAGAAATAAAGAATCAAATAATAGAAGAATTAAAGAATGATGATTTAACAATACAACAAATTGCTAATAAATTTGGTGTTGGTAAAACTTTAGTAAAAACATTAAGAAGAGAAAATAACATAGAAAGACATCATAAATATGTTGCTTCTGATGAAACTAAAGAGAAATTATCTGTTATTTCTTCACAATCTGCAAAAAAGAGAATAGCTGAAAAGTTTGACACTAAATATACAAAAGAACAAATATTAACTGCGATTGATATGTTAAAAAACGGCAAAGGAATGAAAGAAACTTCCGAAGCAACAACTGTAACTCTTAAAGATTTATATCATATAAAAAATAGAAAGATTTACGAAGAACTTACGAAAGATATTGTTTTTCCTGTTCTTAAAAATAAAGAAATAAACGATGAAATGTTAGAAAATATAAAAAACGATTTAATAGCAAATGAATTAACAATAAAAGAAATTGCTCAAAAATACAAATTATCTACAAAGAGAATAACTCAAATAAAAGAAGAAAATAATATCGAAAGAACACAAATATATAGAGGACAATCAACAAATAAAAAAATAGATAAAAAACAAAAAGAAGAACAAACAAAAAAAATAATTAAACAAAAATATACAGAAGAACAAATTAATAAAGTTATCGAAATGTTATTAAAACAAAAGCCTACACAAGAAATAATAAAAGAAACAGATATTCCTGAACACGTTGTAAGAAACGTAAGGAATAAAAAAACATGGTTATCAATAACTAAAGATATTGAATTTCCAAAGGGATTTAAATTTTCTTGTAAAAATTGTGGTACAGAATTTATTTCAATTGATTCAAAAACAATGTATTGTTCAATTAAATGTAAAAGAGATTATGAGCGTAAATTAAAAGCAAGAACAATAAATTGTGAATTTTGTGGTAAAGAATTTACCACTTGTTATGATACTGTAAGATTTTGTTCAACTAGTTGTGCAGGTAAATATCAAATAATAACAAAACAAATGAATACTCAAAATGATATGATGCATTCAAGTGAATATTCTCCATTTAAAGCAAAAGGTGGAAAAAGAGCCGATTTAAATAATCAGTATTTCAGGTCTACTTGGGAAGCAAACATAGCAAGAATATTAGTAAGTAAAAATATTGAATACCAATATGAACCAACTTACTTTCATATAGATAGTATTGATAAATTTTATATTCCCGATTTTTACTTGCCAAAGTATGATTTATACATTGAAGTTAAAGGATTTTGGTTTGAGGATGGTAAAAATAAATTTGAAGGATTCAAAGAAGAATATCCTGATAAAAAGATAATGTTAATTGATAAGCCCCGTTATTATAGAATCAAAAAGAAATATAGAAAAATAATTGCAAATTGGGAAGAATAATTTATCAAAAATTAAATAAAAGATAAAAACACAAAAGATGCCGTATGTGACATCTTTTGTGCAAAATATATAAAATTCTTTATCTATAAACCCATTGCCTTGGACAATATGTTCTGAGTCTCAGGCTCGGTCCTGATTTTATAGAACTTGATTTCGGTCTACAAGAGCGTTTAAGATTTTGTTTGGATGAAGAATACGCAGACAACATTGTAGAAAGCACACCCTGATATTTTGCAGCAACATCAATAGATAATGATAAACCATTATCACTATAACTAAAAGATTCACCTGACTGTTTAATTGTTTCGGCAAGCAAAGCAAATATCAAAGCACCAGTCATCATACAAGATTGCCAATTAGTTGGAAAGTTTTCAACAGTATAACTTGTTAATGGGGGTTCTGAGTTTACATCAGCAACCCCTTGTTGAATATAAACCAATAATTGTTGGTCTGACCATCTTTCTCCTCTATCTTGTTCTACTAAATGATTTAATGTTAGCATATTATCATCAGGATAATCTTTTAACATTGTTCTTAAAATATGTATTAATTCTCTTTCTCTATCAGTGTATATATGTTCAGAATAATCATCAACAGCTTCCAAAATAAAAGCCATAAAAACACCTCCTTAAAACAAAGGTAAAATATAATTAATGACTACATATAATATTTGTTCTTTTGTTTTTGCATTATTTAAACTATTTATAATTAAACTATTTATATTATTATCCTTACAATAATTCAAATAATATTCTTTTAATTTTTCAGCATTAGAAAAATCTATTGTAGTTTCTTTAATTACTTCCTTAACTATTTCTTTAGGTTGTTCTTTAACTACTTTAGCAGGAGCTTCTTTAGTTTTTTCAAAATCTTTTTTTAAATCATTTATCATTTTAACGACTTCATCTTTTTTGATATAATCTTTTAGATTTTCTGATGAATTTTCTGATGAATTATTAGATAATTTTTTAGAATTATCATCAGAACTTTTAACTTTATCATTAGTTTTTCTATTAGTTTTCTTTGCTTCATCTTCCTTCTTAATACTATTACTTTTAGCACTACTACTTTTAGTAGTTTTAACAGGAGTAGTTTTATCTTCGTATTTTTCCATTTTGGCAACCATTTTAATCTTACCCTTATAGTGCCTTAAATCTACTCCTGTAACTTCAACAGTTTCATTAGGTCGAAGACAATGATTTTTAATTGTTATTATTTCATTAGATACATTTTTTACTATCACAGCTTCTCACCTACTCATATATTTTTTCTATATATTCATCACTTAAAAAATAAACAGCCAACACATAATAATTTATGGTAAATAATTTTGTTGGCTGTTGATTATCTTTTGATTTTAATATTTATAAAAACTTCTTTAATACGAAATTACAGTTTGCTTTTAAAATGCTCTTATTTGCCGTTATTTGCAATTCTAAGGCACTTTTCTGTATTGTACGTAAAAATATACTAATGCTATCTAAACCGTCACCAGAGTGGTGTAAAAGCACTTCCTGCCCCACTCCTGTGGCATTAGTTATATTCTCTTTATACCAAGATAAAACTCCTGTATAGATATAACCATTTAAAGTTAGTTGTAACATATAAGAACCTGTTTTAAGGTTATCCTCAGAAGTAAGTCCTAAGTCATTCCAATCTGTTGTTATATCTAATACTCTACTAAATGTAGTTGTAGAATTTTCATCTTCCGCATCATCTTCTGTATCTTTTAATTTATATCTTACACTAAATTGAGAATTAAGAGTATTAGGATTTACAACAGTACTATCTAATAATTCCCAATCATTAGATATTAAATTAACTTGTAAAGTAGCATAATCTATATTTTCACCGAGAGCTATATCTGCATAGATATACTCGTCTTGTTTTATAAATCTAATATAATTATTTATATTGTTTATGCAATGATACAAAGTTTGATGATATTTAAAAGAACTATTATAACCAATGCTATAATGTAAGTTAAAAGAAGATTTATCAGAAGTATAATTAATTAAAAAATTAGCACTACTTGTTAAATTGGCTTTTACTCTTGCAAATCTTAAATAAGTCGCATTATTAAGCATAGTTAATTTAGAAAAATTATAAGTTCTATCATCACCTTTTGAAAGTTTCATATCAGAAGCAATTATATCTTTTGTACCATCAAAATCAGCTTTATTTATTTTAACTGATTGTGCAAGTTTTTTTGCAGCACCAATTAATTCTGTACTATGCCAATCTGAAAGAGTATTATCTATAATATTAGCTGTATAAACAATATTATCAATACCATTAAAAGTCAGAGTAGCAGATTTTTCCCCTATTTTATATAACATTAAACTACCATTGCAAGGAAATGTTTCATCATTATCAACTTCTAAGTATAAAATAGATGGATAAACCATAGCCTTGAAATTGGTTATTAAATCATTTGTATCGGTCAAAGTAGTATTGGTATTTATATTTTTATAATTGTAATACATTTGAATAAAATGATTTACAGATTTATAACTACCATCATCACTTAAAAACTTATCACCTTGACCAGTTGAAGTTAATTTTTTAATATTATTTTTATCTTCTTCTGTAATTGTATGGATAATAGTTGCTGTATCATCAGTGACGTTATCAGAAACGAAATAAATATAATCTTTTTCAGGATTTTCAGGTACTTCACTAACGATTTTAATATTAGCAGATATTGTTCCATTATCATCAACAGTAAAATTTTTATCGCTTAATTTTATTACATAAGCATTTTGTTCATTTGGAAGGATGTGTTTAGATTTTTTATTATTATCTAATATTAATTGTTTGGGGAAATTAGTTATAATCACAACCCATCACCTCTTTGTGACAAAATTTTAAAAAATTTTATTTATAAAAACATATTCATAGAAAACATTTATACTATCTGATTTTTTAAAATATAAATTTCCATTATTATCATTTATACCATAATTAGAATAAACAATATCAACATCATCTTTTTCTAAATCTGATTTAAAGGAAAGAGAAATAAGTTCTTTATTCCAATTTAAATCTTTAAGAGTATAGATAGGTAAATTAGATTTAAAATTAAAAGACAATTTATCCTTAATAAGACGAATAGGCTCTTGTAATAAAAGAAGTTTTAATTCATTAGTCTTTTTATAATAAACAATATTAACAAAAGAAAATTCATCAAATTCTTTAGGAAAATCAGGCAATTTATTTTTTAATTCCAACATAGTATCAATAGAGGTTTTTTCAACCCAAGAATTTAAGACAGGATAAGCAATCTTACCGTCTTTTACAATTGGATGTGTATAGTCTAATGCAATATAAAGGCAATCTTCATTAGATAAACAATTTTCAATTTTATCATTTATAATTTTTATATTCATATAAAACTTCCTTTTCTTAATTTAATATTAATAATAAATGTAAATCTTTAGCTGGTTGTGTTTTACAAGAGAAAACAATATAATGGTCTTCTGTATTTACCGTACTTACAGTAATAATTGAATTAAGCAGACTTTCTATTTCAGATTGGTCAGTTGCAGTACAAAACAATTGACCATTATCTGAGGTAATATTTTCGTTAATATAGGTGAAAGTATTAGATAACCAACAGCAGTTGGGAATAAAAATACTAATGTACTTATTTATATAATTTGTAAAAGGTGTATTATTAAAAACAATTTGTTCAACCTTAATATCTTTTATTTGTTCACTTCTAATTTGCATTAAATCAGTCATAATATCACCTTCCATTTTTCAAAAAGGGATAAAAATTAATTTATCCCTTTAAAAATAAACTCTTAGAAACCTGATGCTGAACCACAATCAAAGACTAACATATCTTCATAAGTAGCATAGTCTGTATCTTCTGTAACTTCTGCCTGAGTAAGATAATTAACATTTATATTACCCTTAAATTCATTAGCTGTTAAAACACCATTAAGGTCAGCAGTAATATTCTTAACATAATTTACTGTATGTGCTTTTTTATCAGTATTTGTTGTAGCAAGAAGATAAGCGGTAAGGTTTGTTGTATTATCAGAACTTGTATCTTCTGTTGCTGTTAATTCTTCAGCAATTACTTTTTCATCAGTTGATGAAATCTTTATACCAAAACTTGATTTTCCTGACACTGTAAGACTCTTGGCTTCAAGTGTCACGTTATCTCCCTCTAATACAGGAACAAAACTTTTAAAAATTGGCATATCATTGCCCATTAAAGCATTAGTATGAGTTTCAAGCAATCTAAAACTTAAAATATTGTTATTTGCGACTCCATTAGCTTCTTTAAGAAGTTCTGGTATATCGGTATTACTAATCGGCAAAACATCTAAATCATATGTAATGTTTTTATCAGCATAAATTTTAGTTTCTTCACCATTAATACTGATTGTTGCTATTGCTTCTGTATCTAATCCTGATTCTTTAACAGGAGTTACACTAACTTCAGTAGATTTTATTTCAATAGTCTTTGCAGAACTACCATCATAATAATTAGAAGTACCATCTACTTTAATAGTTAAACCATTTTTAATTCTATTGGCTACATCAGCTGTTGCAGAATTACCTGCATAATAAACTTCAAAAGCATCAAGAGTACCTAACTTTTCTGTATCTTTTACAAAATACATAGCAGGTTGTTCATAAGTGTAATGAGGTAAATCTGTATCTGTATCTTCATTATATTCTCTATAATCATCGCCATCTAATACATATTCGCCCTCAGTAGATGCAACATATCCACCTGATACTTTAACAGTGTCACCTGTTTGGATATCATCTGAATCAAGACTTAACATTTCTTCTACTGTACCAACAACAACACATCTTTCTAATGCTGCTTGTGGAAGATTTTCAATAGGAATTATACCTTGAATTAAAAGTCCATCAAAATCAATTGATGCAAAATTAAAATAAATGTCCTTTGAAAAATCTGTTTCTATTGGTTCAAAAGTAATACCTTGTTTATCACTATCTCCCTTATTCAAAGGTTCAATATTTATTTTTTTACTTAACTTCGTAGCACTCTCAATTGTACCCTTAACATATTTAACAGATGTTTCAGATTCTTCACCTGTATCTTCTTCTGTACTTTCTTCTGTATTAGTATCAACGGGGCTAATCGCATCAATATGTAAAGTTGTGCTTCCATTATCAACATCAATATAAGCAGAAGTGTTTATAACTTGACTTGCAGATATACTTGCATCTTCTTCTGTTTCATCAGTAGAAGTAGTTATACCTGTAATCCAGAATTTATTTTCATTATCAACAGTTATTTCTTGACCCTCTTTTAATTTTTCCAAATCAGTATTAACTACATCAACAATAAGTTCTTTTAATGTGCTTTCATCATCTGCCCCACTTGTATAATTAAGCAAATCTGTACTTGTTAATGTTTTAGCAGCAGAAATATGACCTGTTTCATCATAATCAATCGCACTTAAAGTTAAATAGCCTCTACCAAAAGTATAGCCACTATTAGTTTGATAAGCATACTCACCAATACTATCATTAATATCTATTTCATTAACGTATGTGTTATGTTCAACAGTTATATAAGTGCAGCTATAACCTGAATCTATACTAACTGTTGTAACATTATCGCTTGAAAGATTACCATATACATATAAGTCAGAAGTAAAATTTTCAGCAAGTTTAAGTTTGATTTCATCATAAAGAGTATTTTCACTATATCCATTGCCATTATAATTCATCAAATCTGCTGCCGTAAGTATCTCTACATCTTCAATATGTCCGTTCCCATCAACAATAAAAGTACTTAAATATCCTAAATTCTCGCTATCACTTCCTGAAAAAAGAATATCACTATTAAGAAGATTTTCTTTTCCTACGTGACTAATAACTAATTTTCCATCTTCATCTTCATTTATTTCAAGGTCTTCGCCTGTACTAATAGCCCCTGTAATTTGTTCAGAAAGAGATTTTTCATCTCCAACTTTATAATCAGCTAATTCGGTTGCTGTAAGTTGTGTAGCAGAAACAATGTGACCATATGCATCTGTCTTAACTGTTGCTAACACTTCGTCTTTTGTAATATCCTCGCCTTTTACAGCAGATTCTTTATGACCAATAACAATATTGTTACTATCATCACTACTAAATTCAATTACATCAGCAGGCTTTATTGTTGCAAGTGTAGTACCACTTTTAGCATTAAGTTCTATGTTAGACCCATTAACTTTAGCACCACTTACATAACTTTCAGAAATAACATTACCTAATCCATCTTTTTCTGCTTTTTGTGCATTTTCAATAGTACCCTCGATAGTCGTACTACCTGAAAGAGCTGGTAAATATTGCCAAGAAGCAGCTGTATCTGCGTTTTCTTCAACATAACTATTTAATTTATAGTAACCTTTTTTATATGTAGTAGCACTCTCACCACTGCCAATAGTTTCATCTTCTTCAACATATACAAGCATACCTGCATAAGAATCATATACAGAATAGTTCTTTGCAAGCAATTCTGAGAATTTACCAATGCTTAATCTACTATCAATAGGTTTTGCAGCACCTAAATTAAAATTATCTTTTATAACAATTGCCATATATTCTCACCACCTTTAAAACTCTAAAAATCAAGTATAAGAATACTTATATAAGAAATCAACAGAATCTTTGATAACATTACTAAATACATAAACATAATAAGGTGTTTCTGCACCATCCTTACCTGTTAAAGATAATGTTAAACAATCAAAAGAATCAGTATTATCAAAATTATTACCATCATAAATATGACCAAGTTTCTTTGTAGAAGCAAAGCAATACCTACCAAGAGTAAATGATGCTGTCTTTGATATTGTACCTGTTGTATCTTGAATTAATTTACTTAAATGTTCATTTTCAATTTCAGTTTCAATTATAGCAACTTTATCCGCATCTGTTGTTGCACTCATAATATCATTAGTAGCAGAACAATCAAGATAACCAACATAAATAGGTCTATAATACGTAATTTTTATAGAAGAAGTTGTTGATTGACCACCATCACCATTTTCTACTGCATCTTTTAATGTTATCGTAGCTGATGTAGTTGCGTTTAATGGTGTTGAAGGTTTATAAGTATATGTATAAGCCTTACTACTTTCAGGAGAAGTTACAGTACTACCGTCCCCACCGTCATTAGGAGTAAAAACTAAACTTGCTAAAGAATTTGATTTTTTTACAGGTGTAGTTTTATAATCAATCTGTGTAATCGTTACACCATATTCTTGACTTTTATTTGTTGTTGTTGTACTTCCATCACTAAATGTAATAGTAATACCTGAATTTGTAAGTGTTGGTTTTGTATATGGATATAACAATTTATTTAATATTTCTTGAATAGTCATATTATCAAATGATGTACCTGCTTTTAAACCACCAACAGCAGCTGGCATTTCATCTTCATTGGTATAAGTTACATTAGCATTAATAAGCTCTGTAATTTCATCAGGAGTATAATTAGCATACGGTAAATCTTTAAATACGTGTTCTCCATCACCAAACTTAATTTTATTATAAGTTGTAGTAACAGCATCGTCACCTTCGCCTGTCGTTTTTGTTACAACTTCTACTGCTGCTTCACCAGCCAATAAAACTAAAGTAGAATCTGCCCAATTTGCAGACGTATCATACTTTAATTTAAGTCTTGTTTTAAGAGTTTTTGACATATTTTCAACCTCCTTTCTTTACTTAGAATCTCCACTGTCAAATATTAGTTCTTCTTCTCCCTGTTGGAAGTAATCTGTTGTAATGTTACCTTTTAAAGTTTTTGTACTGACAACCTCTTTTGTGATTTGTGTATCTTCTTCTGTTTCTCCAACTTTTATCTCACCGTTAATGTAAGCATTTTTGTTGATATTTAAATCGTGAAACTCTGCCAAAACACTATCACCTCTACTTCAATTGTCCTAATCATAAAATAAAAAATATGAACATTTTAATAATTGACACAAAAAAGAGAGGGTTATTATTCCCTCTCACTAAATAAATTGTTTATTTTATTGTAATTTTCTATATCACCAATATCATATCTATTACCATTCATTTTAAAGCCATTAAGTGTTGAATTTTCACAAAACCATTTAGCTAAACTACCAGGTGCATCTGTATTGATATTGTTTATATATTTTATTTTTTCTACATCATTTTTAGTATAATAATAAAAAGGCGGTACTGCTAAATTAGTTTTTGGATTGATAGGTTTTTCTTCAAAAGAAATAACTAAATCATTATCTTTTTCTATTATAGCCGTTTTTCTTTGTTTGTTTATATCATTTTCATCATAATACATTATACAACTTGTTTTTTTATTATGTATAAAATTAAAAAACTCATTTAATGAAAAATCTAATAAATTATCCCCTGCTGCAATAAAAACATCATCATTTATATTTTCGATAGCTAATTTAATATCATTTACAGCACCTAATCTATTTTCATTATCTGTACTACCATCATCAATAACCTTACAATCATAATCTTTAAAATAATTGATAAATTTATGATTAGTAACAATAATAAATTCATCAACAAAAGGTTTTATATCTTCTATTAAATAATTTATTATTGGTATACCGTTTATTTTTAAAAGTGGTTTAGGATAATTTAATGTTAATGGGTGCATTCTTGTTGCATATCCTGCTGCTAAAATAATACAAGTCATAATTTCCTCCTTAAAAATAAAAGGCTTATTATTTTAATAAGCCCCTACTTTGTTTAATTAATATTCATATGATTCATATAAGTTTTCTAATCTTGATAAAATTTCTTTTCTATTTACTCTTGGTGTATTTTTTACATAATCTATAATCTCTTTACATTCATTTGAACAAGAAACTAATATACTATTATATTCATCAGTAGCTTCAATTACTGCTTCTTCTATATTTGTGCTTTGTGAATTATTATTTACTAAGTCTTTTAATTCCTCGGTTAAATAATAATTCTTTACCGTATATCTTAAAAAATCTATAAGGTCTTGCATATTATCTAAATATATGTCTTCACCATTTACTACTATTGGTTCTATCATAACTCCCAATCTTTTCATAATAAAAACTCCTTTTTATTTAACTAATAAATAATTTATTAGAATTTAATACCATCAGATGTATCACAAAAATGTATTGAGAAGTTTTCTTTTAAATTAGGGAATTTATCTAAATATCTCTTAGTTACATATTCTTCTATTTCTTCTGTATGTTTTGGATTTACAATAGCCATACAACAACCCTTAAACCCAGCACCACTAAATCTACCACCATATATATTAGGTGTATCTACCATTATTTCATATAATGTTTTTAATTCATCAGAACCACATTCATAATTATATATTGAGCTATTTCCAGATTCAAATATTTTTTGTCCGAATGTATTTAAATCACCATTCTCCCAAGCAAATACACCATCTTTAATTCTTTGCATTTCTGAATAAAAATGTTCAGCTCTCTTTGCAAAATCCTTAGGCAACTTATCTTTATATTCTTCATATACTTCATAAGGTACATCTCTTAAATATGTATCTTTTATTTTACCATAATCTAAATTACCAAAAGCCTTTAATGTATAAGCAGCACTTCTACATTCATCAACTCTTGTATTGTATTTAGAATTAACTAATTGTCTTGATACTCCTGAAAAAAGAATAGCTATTTTAAATTGAGGAGCTAATTCATTTTTAATAATATTCTTATATCCATTATTAGCAGTATCTAAATATAATAAATGGTCTTTTTCACATAACACTTCACAGCTTTGGTCTAATTTACCTACATTAAGTCCTATATAATCTCTTTCAGCCGAATAAGCAAGATTTATTAACTTATCTTTTTCTAATGTAATATCATTTACTTTACAAAAAGCAGTTATGTATAATAAAATAACAGCAGCAGAAGAAGAAAGTCCACCAATAGGTAAATTACCATTAAGAACAGCATTAAAGCCATATTTTAATGTATATCCATTATCTAATAAGACTTTCATAGAAGCCCTTGCATAATCTCCCCAATTATTATGTATAAAGAAATCATTACATATAGCGAATTTAATACTATTATTAAAATAATTAACGCTATATATTTCAACAATAGGTTCATACTGTTTAGAATAAACTAAATCAACACCTACATCTAAAGCAAAACCTGATACAATACCGTGTTGATGGTCTATATGAGAACCTAATGGGCAAACTCTATAAGGGCAATGTAGTGTACCATTTATTCTATCATTAGGGAAATTTATTTCAAAAATATTTTTTAATTCTTCTATATTCATAAAAACAATCCTTTCTTATTTTGATATAAGAATAATATAATTATTTTAATAAATAAATATCATCATTTTTAATTTCATATTCCATTTTATGCCAACATTGGAATATTTTACATTTATAATCAAAGAAAACAGTATCTTGAAAATCATTAAATGCTTTTCTGATGTAGTACTGTTCACTGTCAATAGGTCTTGAATCTTGTTTTATATAAGCTAAAGCGTGTTTATAAAACTTAATTAGTTCTTTTCTTTCTCCTATACAACAACCTGCATTTATATGACAATACTCTCCATATTGTTCTCTATTAGTAACGTGTTCAATTACAACGTGAGGGTACATAAATAAAGTAGGATTATAAATAATTTTTTTATCATAAGACTTTAATCTATCTATAATATCTGTTAAATCACTTAATATAGAAACATCATTACCATCCATTATAAGGCAATATTTCTTATCTGTTTGTTTTAAAGCAGATAATATATGATTTACTTTACCTTGTCTTTCCCAACGCATAAAACGGTTATATAATGGATTTATGTAGGTATAATTATTTTTCCTTAACTGATAATCTAATGGAGAATCAGCAACACAATTTTGTGTAATAGGAGAAATTATTTCTATATCATCAGGAAGTTTAAAAGTAATTTCCTTAAATTTATTTATTAAATTTATATTCTCATTTCTTGAATTACCAGGGAAATGAGCTATTAAAATATCATTACCATTATGTGCGTAAACTTTCATTATTGTTCCTTTCTTATAGTCTATAATTAGTAAATTTAAAAACATTATCATCTATTATTAAAAAATTTAAATAAAACATTTGAAAAATACGGCAGTCGTAATCAAAGAAAACAGTATCTTGAAAATCATTAAATGCTTTTCTTGTATAATATTGGTCACAATCAACAGGAGTTTTATCTTGCAATATAAGAGAATAAATATAATTATAAAATTCTTTAACCTTATCTATTTTACCAAAACAACAACCTGAATTTAACCAACAATAAATGCCATATTTATCTCTATCTTTTACATTATCTAAATCTACTTTAGGATAACGAAACCTTGTTGCATTAAAAATTATATCTTTATTATATGTATTGAAAACATCGACAATGTTATTTAAATCATTTACTATTGCCGTATCATTACCATCAAGAATAAGTGTATATTCTTTATCTGCTTCATTTAATGCTTCTAATATATATTTTACCTTATCACAAAATTTCCATACAACATCTTTATCTTTTAAAGGATTTAAATAAGAAATATTATTTTTATTTAATTGATAGTTCAATGGAGAATCTTCTAATATATTTTTTGTAATAATAGAAACAATATTTATATTATCAGGCATTGTAAAAGTAATTTCTTTAAATTCATCAAGATATTTACGATTTATTCTTTTAGAATTACCTGCAAAATGAGTAATTAATACTTTATGTTTAGAGTGAGAATATATTTCCATTTTTCATCAACCTCACTGTTTTCATATTTTGTTCAATTTTATCTATATATTCTTGTGGTAATTTAGTTTCATATTTTATTCTTCTTACTTCCTCTACATTTGTTAATGTAGCCGTATAATTATTTAATTGCTCTAAATAGAAATAATGATAGTTTCTATTTTCAATTAATTTATTATGTATATCTATAAATTCTTCTTCTGTAAGAAATTCATTTTCATAACTATTATTATCTTTTCTATGTATAAAACAATTTCCATATAATCTATTTTCCAAATATTGATTTTGTTCATCAGGAGAAAAAGAATAATGTTTACCATTGTAATAAATACCATCTTCAATATACATTTGACAATATTCTTCATTTTTATTTTGTCTTGCTATAATAGCAGATTTTAAATTGGGTGGCTTTTTTATTACATCTTCTATATGAACGACAACAAAAGTTATCTTAGTAAGTAGTTTTTTATAGAAAGGAAATTTATAATACTTTCTTACTCTCTTTCTATATTCTCTTAATCTATGGTCAATAGAATTTACATCAATAACATATTCAGTATTAGCGTTTATAATCTTTTGATATGCTTCGTCAGAAATAGTAACCCAATCTTCTTCAATGTTAATAATTGGTTTCTTAGAAAAACCTAATACTGTACCAACTACATTATCATACTGTACATATCTTAGTTTATAGTCATACAAGATAGATTACCCCTTTCCAATAGCAAAATACTGTACTTTACTTGCTATTTCATTTAACTTAACATCTTTATTCTGTACAGTTACCATAAAACCATTATTTGATACATTATAAATATAAATAGCATTTTGGTTATTTAAATAATGCGAACAAATAACATCACCTTTTGATATAGGTGATATAAAAACAAATGGTTTTTTAGTAAATCTATTAGGGAACAAAACATTCAATCGTCTACTCGAATAAACATCTATTGTTCCATAACATATTTGAAAATTAAAAATATTTATATATTTAACCATACTTTATTTCCTTTTCAATCTATTTAAATCTACGTAAAAAATTTGAAAAAATCTACATTCATAATCAACATCTACATTTTCATCATCTTTTGCAACATTTCTTATATAAAACTGTTCTGTTTTATTTTCTTTATTTGAATTATTGTAAAAATTAAGTGTCTTTTCGTAGAAAACAATTAAATCTTCTCGTTTACCAAAACAAACACCTGCATTTAATTTACTAAAGCGAAAAGGTCTTTCTTTTTCAATAATTATATTTGGATAACGAAAAACATCAGCGTTATAAATTATTCTCTTATTGTATGTATTAAAAATATCTATTAGGTCAGTTAAATCATTTAATATAATTACATCATTACCATCAAGAATAAGAGCGTATTCGTTATTAGAAATTTTTAAACCTTCCAATACATATTTTATCTTATCAGGCTGATTCCAATTTATATCCTTATTTCTCAAAGGATTTATATAAGAAATATTATTTTTATTTAATTGATAATCTAACGGAGATATTTGGTCTTTCGTAATAGGAGAGATAATATCTATATTATCAGGTTTACTAAAAATGATTTCTTTATTAGTATTTATGAAATCTTTGTATTTTGCTTTTAATTTATCAGGAAAGTGAGCTACTAATATTTTATTATTACTATGTGAATATAAATCCATATATAAAATCACCTCAAAAAAAGGAGATAATTAAATATCTCCTTTAAATATATTTAAATTATTTATCTTTTTTAAATGGTTCTAAGTAAGGAGTAAATGATTGAGGAAAATCATCAAAAACAAAATCATCATTTTCCTTACGCACAAAATTTTTAAAATAAACTTGAAATAATTTACATTCATTATCTATTGTAATTTCATCAGTATAATCTTTATAAACATTCCTTATATAATATTGTTCAGTAGGATTATCCTTATTTGAACTGTCGTAAAAATCACTTACTTTTTCATAAAAATCAATTAAATCATTTGTTTTACCAAATACAATACCTGAATTTAAATTATTAAATGGTCCAATTTTACTTTTAGGTGTTACTTTTTCAATTTGCATAGCAGGATAAGTTTCTATGCTTGCATTGAAAACTATTTTTTTATTATATGTATTAAAGATTTCTATTAAATTAGCCAAATCTTTAACAATAACAGTATCATTGCCATCAAGTATAAGACAATATTCATTATTAGATTGTTTAAGCCCTTCTAATACATATTTAATTTTCTCAGGTTGTTTCCAAACAATATTTCTATTTTTTAAAGGATTTATATAAGGAATATTGTTTTTATCTAATTGATAAATTAAAACAGAATCTTTTATTTGGTCATCTGTAAGAGGTGAAACAATATCTATATTATTAGGTTTTTGTATAATTGTATCTCTAAGTAAAAATAAATCTCTTTTAAATATTTTCTTTGATTTACCAGCGAAGTGTAAAACAAAAATTTCATTATTTGTAAAAGAAATATAAGCCATTTTACTCACCTAATTGCTGTCTAATACTATCTTTTTCTTCATCAGTAAGGTTTGAATAAGAAGCTAAAATAGTTTCTAAATCTTCGCCGTGTTTAATCTTTGATTTAATACCATAAATAAGAACTTTTAACTTAGCTGTCATTATTCAGCACCTCCAAGTATATCTGACATAACTTCACACATAGCATCTATCTGTTCGTTTTTTTCATCAAGAGCTTTTTCTGTGTAAGTTTTCTGACCCATTGTAACACTAATAAGTCTATTAGTAATTGTAGCTTCTGTATTTGTTTCTTCTGTAACAGTTTCATCATAAATTTTTAAATCAGTAAAAATAGAATAATCATAATGATAAAATTCAGTTACAGTAGGTTCTTTATCTTCCTCATCGGAAGTTTCAGTTTGTCTAATAATAATTTCAGAAGTATTATCTGAATTATTAAAAAGGCTATAAATATCATCTAATTTATAAACATTAGAATCAAAATTAAATATAATACTATCTCTATCTGAACCACTAATAAATTGTCGTCTACCTAAAATAGATATACAATCAAGAGTGGTATTATCTTTTAAAATTATTTGATTTATAAGTCCCATAATTAATCTCCTTTATTAAAACTAACAACTAATACTAAATATTACATTATTATTAACCCATATAGTTGCTTGACTTAAACTTACAGATGAAGCATTGCTACCGCAATTTCCAACAGAAATCATTGCAGTAATAGTCTTGCCATTGTTAGCAGAACTAACAGTAGTTGTATAACTATCAAAATCATCCTTATCATATGCAGTTGTAAGTTCAAATGAATACAAAAGATTTGAAGAAGAATCATAAATAACAAATTGATTTGTTTGTGAATCTCCATTTTTAAGGCTACTCGTACTCATTTCCAAATACATTTTTATTGTATCACCTGTTTTTATGGCAAAATCACTTTTAAAATATATAGTTGTGGCAGAAGAAGAACTAACAGTAATATCACAACCTGAATAAGATTTAGTAAAACTATCTCCCACATCAAATTCACTATTTGCTTGTTTACTAACAGTCCAAGTTGGTGAATAATTTCTATTTTGAAAAACTAATTTAGATGTACCACTAATATTTAAATATTGTTGAGAAACTTCTCTTTTTACATTACTTACTCCAATATATTTTTCAGTTATTTCTTTTGTCGTTCCATTTACATTTTGATATAAAGGCAAAACAACACCACCTTTTTAACTATACTTCATATAAATTTGACCTGATGATAAAGATACAGAAGAAATTGCAGCCGTACCTGAATAAATACCTGTTATGGTAGTTAATGTTTCTGTATTTGATACTTTTTTGGAAGTACCAACAGTAATGCCACCATCAGTAGTTACTTGACCATCCGCTTTAATATCACCATTTCCAGATAATGAAATTACGTCACTACCATTAGCATCAACATATATACTATTCCCATCACCAATTTTAATTAAAAAATCATCATTGTTATTCTTATTTGCTATACTATTAGTTGTTACGGTTTTAAAATCCGCCTGACCACCACTAGAAATTTGCCATGAAACAATTGCTGTATCGTAAGCTGTATTTAAAACAGAACTATAACCACTATTGTCAGAAGAAAACATTGAGGCTTGAAAAAAGTTTGTTTGATGATAGGCTTGTTGTCCAGTAGTTGAATAACTATAGCAACACAAATCTGAATTTATTTTTATTTTGCTAACATCTAAATTTAAGGCATTAGAGCGAAATATATATAAATCGTTTGCAAAATTGACTAAAAAATCCCCATTATCCTTTAAAGAAATAGCACTATAAAAACCACCAGAAGGATTATTAAATAGGTTAGCCTTTACGCTATAAGTTGAAGCATTAATATCCCCCCCTGTTGTTAAAGTACCAGGAAGTGTAGTGTTACCACTACCGTCAAGAAGTGTTAGTGTTCTTTTTACTGTAGTAAATTTACCCGTATATTGTCTTACATATATTGGTTCATTAGCATCCTCAGCTGTTGCTATTTCTAAGAAACCTGCATTAGAAGCAGTAGCACCACCAACAACTCTCCAATAATCATTATCACCTATATATCCTATAATACCTCTTGTAGTTGTACCCGATTGAGAAAATTCTAAATCACTGCTCAAAGTAGTTTTTCCAGCAGTGATAGTTCCACCATAAAAAGCTGATGTTGCTTTAATATTTGGTGCTATAAAATAAACAGCTTCTTCTCCTGATTGACCTACCAATGTCAAAGAAGCAGGTGCTTGTATTGCATCATAATCTGTAAAAACAAGTTGGCAACCTTGGTCTCCACTTGAATTTAAAAATTGTATTTTAGGATTTGTACTATCAAAAGCATTTGAACTTGTGGTTGTACCTTGTAACGATAAAAGATTAGAGTATACATTTGTCGAGGTTGTATTTGTTGTATTCACATTAGACACATATAATGTATTTAATATTCTTGCCGAACCATTTACAATTAAATCTTTTAATTGAGCCATTATTTTAACTCCTTTCTTACATAAATTATAATTGAAATTTCATTTAAAATTAAAATAAAAAACAAGATAAAAATTAAAATAAAAAAAGAGGTAAATATGCCTCTTTTTAATTGATGAAAATATTATGTCTAATTATAATTCGTAAACATCATTACACACAACATAATTTTCGTATATACTCATTTTATTCCTATCGGGTAAATTATCTATTCTAACATAAAAATCTAAATAACCTGTAACAGTTTTTCCACCAAAACCTGGTATACCTGTATTATATTTTGTATAAGCTCCAACAGCACACCACCAATTACCTGATGAAGAAGAATGAGCCATAAAAGTGTTGCCTGAACAAAGCATTAAGCCTGCTGATGTATTAGAAATATTTACATAATCAGTACAAGCAGTTGTCGTAGTTGGATTACTTGATTGTTTCCAACGATAAATATTAGTATCATCTTCTTGCAAAACTAAAAATTCAAATCCACCATCAGTATTTCTAAACTGTTCCATCAGATATAATCTTGAATATAAATCTTCAGTTTGGATATCAGTTACATTATCTTTTGTAAATAAAGTAGTACCTGAATTATTGTTATGGTGAACTACTCTTGCAAAAACGCAATTATCATCAGTTATATATAATTCCATATCTAAATCAGGCACTAATGTTTGAAGTTCTTTTAAATTACAATTACCATTCTCGCCAAATTGAACGCTCATATATTACCTCTTATTTTAAAATAAAATCTAAAGATTTTGTTGCAGTATTAGTTTGTATGTTCCATATTCCACCAACTTCAAAATTTTCTGAATGTATGTCTGAGAAATTAGTAATAGTTGGTTTTTTACCATTAGTTAAAATGTTATCCTTTGTTCCTTTTATATTTGTTGTTTTTATGTATTCTCCTTTTAATATAATATCATCGTTTGATAAAATATCAATACCATTAGAAGAACTACCTATTTCCACTCCCATGTCTCCATATAAATGAATATATCTATCCGCAGAAACATCAAAGCTACAATCATTAGTATTAACTATTATGCCATTATTAGATTTTATTTGCATTGAACCTTCTGTTTTTACGGTGAATTTATGAGTATTAATCATAACATTTTCATTGCCATATAATTTTAAAGTATCTGCATAGCCATTAATAATGACATTTGATGTTTGCAAATAAAAGGCTTCAAATTTACTCAAATTTAATTCAGAACTACTTGAACTATATAAATGTATTCCACCTAATTCATTAAAATTTATTTTACTAAGCCAATGTTTTGCACTGTTTTTATATGCTTCGTCTCTAATTCCAATTTCTAAGCTACTATTATTTACAACATCTATATCGTAATAGCCATCCCCCCCCCAGATATGAGAGCGTGTTTTCATTATATAAGAAGATATTGTATCTAAATCTGCATTATAAGATTCAATACTATTAGAAAACAAACTTGTACTACTTATTTTATTAGTTGCGGTTATATTTGTTCCTTTTACAGTTGTACCTGTAACATTAGTACTCGTTAAATTCGTACTTGTTATACTTGTACCACTTATATCAGTTGCTGTTATTTTACTTGATGAAAGTTCACTTGTACTAATTTTATTCGAGCTAATTTCATTTACGTATAATTTACCAACAATTCTTGCAGCTCCATTTACTACTAAATCCTTTAAATTAGCCATTTTCTATTTTCCTTTCTCATTTTTATTATAAAAATAAGAAAGTTTGGTAAATTTAATAATAAAATATAGGTAAAATTTATATTTCGATAAAATCATTACTTAATATTCCATTTTCTGAAATACTTGTTTTACCATTATTCAAATAAGAAAAACCATAAAAATCTGATGATAAATATTTCTTTTCACCTTTATAAATTTTAATACCTGCAATCAATTGATAACCAGTAGTAAATACATTTGCTGAATTTGGATTAGGATAAAACATTATATACATTTTACCATCTGATGAATTTACTTTAAAAGTTCCCCAAGCCCATATAACTTTTCCTTTTGTTGTTTCATTTATATTGGCAGTAGTATTTTTATAATTTTTTATCCAAGTGTTACTATGTTCTAAATTCAATCTAAAATTAGCATTACAATCTTCTGATACATACACATACATAGAAAAAGAAAATACTTGACTTGTATCATAAACAATAGTTGGGTCACATAAATATGAATAAGCCATAAACGCTGATGTTGATGTGTTTGTTGGAGTTAATTTTAAAGCAGTAGAAAATCCATAATCTTTAAAAACATCAGTTTCACAATTATAAGTCAAACTCATATTAGATTTGTTATATTGTTCACCTGTATAAACATTATCTATATTTAATGGATTTGCAATAACAACACCATTTTTATTAAAAGTAACAGACAAAAATAATCACCTCTTTTTTAAAAAGAGAGTGAATAAACACTCTCTTAAAAAATAATATATTTTTATTCTTCAACTAAACTACCATAAGTAATAAAATTTCCATTTGTATCAATACTAAATCGTTTATTATATAAATCCATAATATCATCAGCAGATAAAGCAGTTGCATATATACGACAATCTGAAAGTTTACCTGTAAAGTATGTAGTCGTTGGTGTAGTAGTTGTTGCAGCCGCTTCTGCACCTAAAAAGATACCATTACTTGCATTATAATATATTGGAGTTTTTGTGGTATAAGCAGTTAGTGTGCCGTCCAAAACACCATCTAAATAAAGTTTTACTAACAAGCCATCATAAGTAAGTGAAAATAAATGCCAACCTGTTAAATTAGTATATTGAGTCTTTCCTTTAACACATTTATATGTACAACTTGAAGCTCCTGTTCCCATATAACAATAAAAATAATTACCGTTAGTTTGAATATTCCATCCTCCTGTTTCTGTACAAGAAAGAAATCTCATACTACTAAAACTACTCCAACTATCCATATAAGCCCATATACTAACTGTTATTTCATCTTTAACCATACCACCTCTACCACAAACAATATAATTTTTATTAGCAGTATTAAAAGAATAACAACCTTGATAAACGGGGGAATCTGTGTCAAAAGTAGGTGGAGTTGATGAAAGAGTTGCATTATTTAAATAGCCTGAATTATCATAAACAATATTATCAGATAAACCTAATAACGAATATAAATTATCAGTTTTATTAGGACACCAAGTAGTAGGTGTTTTTCCTTTTTCTAATTTAAAATTACCAAAGTTAATATTAGCCGTTTGATTATCAGCAATATAGCCACCATTAATAACAATATAAACAGTTGTTGCGGTAGTATTAAATGTTAAATAAGTTCTTGTTTTATTAGTTATAACATTAGGTAAATCTGCTCTTGCAATAGAATTTGTAGTAGCACTACCTGTCTGTGAAGAAGTTGAAATTTCAACGCAAAAACCAGTATATCCACTTAAAATCGAATACGCAGTTAATATTTCGTAATCAAAAGACAATGTATAATCTGTATTAGCTTCAACAGTTAATGTTTTTTGTATAATCTCCCAACCACCTACTGTTTTATAAGTAATTTCATTATAATAATCGGTATTAGTAATTGTCATAGTTGAACTTGCATTACCTACTTTAGTCCAATTATTTAAATTATTATCTGCTAAAGTCAATAAATTTTCACTACCAAAACCATTACCATTTAATGGATAATGACAAATTAAACTTTTTGATAACTCCTTTACTTCTGTTGGAGATAATACGTGGTCATAAATTCTTACATCTTGTACTAATCCGTTAAAAGGGAAATAATTGGAAGTAGATGTATAACTGTATGACATTTTACCAATAACAAATTTATTAGAAGCATATGTATAATCAGGTTTTAAATAATCAAAAGTTTGAACCAACTGACCATTTATATATACTTGAATACCATTTTTTGAATTAACAGTTACAGATATATGATACCAAACATTATAGTCAATAGTCATAATAGTTTTACTTGTTGCACTTCCACTACTATTAGTAAGCACTAAAAATAACACTCCTGAACTATTAATACAAATATTCATTCCACCATTTGTATCTCTACCCTGACTTAATATATATTGATTTTTACTTGTTGTTGCAGAACATTTAAACCAACAACACCAAGAAAAATTATCGTACAAATCAAACATAGGTCTATGTAAACAATTTGCAGCACTATTTGTAAATGTTGCTGATGTACCTAATTTTCCATCCGTAAAATTAACAGTACCCATTACTGTTAAATCTGTATCGTCTAATCCATAATTTTTATAATCCTTTATTAAAGGATAATGTGCAATTAAAGACAAAAATAAAACCTCCTTGTTTTTTAGAAGAACAAAGAGGTTATTATCTTTATTCTTCTACTAATTCACCATATGTAACAAAGTTACCATTAGTATCTATACTAAATCTTTTATTATATATTTCTTTTATATCATCATCCGATAAGACAGTAGAGTAAATAATACAATCAGATATATAACCTTTGAAGAAATAAGCTCCTGATGAATTATTAGTTGCATTACTTCTACAACCAATATTAAAATTAGTTCTTTTAGTATAAGTATTGGTCGTAGAAAGACTATCTACTTTTTCACCATTTAAATAAAGTTTAGCAGTTGCACCATCATAACTAATAGCTAAATGATACCAAGTATTTAAAATTATTTCCTTACTATAATTTTTTATTGCATTATTTATATAATATAAAATTCCCGTTGAAAGGATATATACTCCAAACTGAACAGTAGAATAATCACTATTATTCAAGCATAATATCCAATTAGTATTTTTTGCTGTTTCATCAGAATTAAACCAAACTGAATAAGTATAAACATTACCTATGTTTACGCTACCATATAATCTTTGTGTTCCATCGAAGTGGTAACAGTTACTATACTTAGGGGCATTAATACCCCCCCCGAAATTGCGATAGGAGTTACAGTTTTAGTTGTAATTAAATTATTATTAAATCCAGATATATCATATTCATTTTCATCAAAAAAACTAATTGTATCATTCCAAGAAGGTACAAAAGCAGTAGGAGCTGTATCTTTACATACTTTAAATTGTTTATAATAAAAATAACCTTTTAAATAATCGTGTCGCATTTGAACAGTCCAAATTGTATTTTTTAGATGGTCTTCTGTAATAGTAAAAGTATAATTATAATCATAAGTAAAATCCCCTTCAGGAATAATAACACCTTGACTACTATTAAATCTACCACTACTCCAATTAGTAACGTCACCATAACCTTGAAGATTAACCTTATGAACTGTTTCTGTATCGCTTTCGGGATATGTTATATTTTTCCATTTACAAGAAACTGTAACCCTTACAACGTCACCTACTGATAGCCCATTTGTTAATACATAACCTATAACAAGACAATTATTAGAATTGCCAGACGCAGTTTTTTGTTGCCAATCAAGAAAAGACGATTGAACTAAATTACTACTATCCCTACTAATATTATTTAAAGGTAAATGCAATATTTTTCCCTTAGATAATTCTTTTATTTGTAATTCCGTTAAAGCATTGTCATATATTCTTAAATCTCTTAAATAAACATTTTTCAAAATACCTACTGTTGAATTAGAATCACAATTACCTATTTGTAAATAACCTGTACTATATGGAGCTTTAGGGCTATTTAAAGTAGCAACCAATTCAGTATTTTCATATATTAATGTTTGTGTTCCATTATATAAACAAACATAATGAACCCATTGATTTTTGGGATAATTGGCATAAAAAATACCACCATTATTACTATTTGAATCAATCCAATAAAACAATCTCATATTAGATTGATAAAAGTCAACACAAGGACTATACTTAGTTGTATTTCTTATAATAGTACCACTCGGATTATCTTTAATATATATCCAAAAACTGATAGAAAAAGTATTTGGATTCCAAGCATAATTTGTTGTTATATAATTACTTCCTGTAAAATATAAATAATTACCTAATTCATCATTTACAAAAGTATTAGTACCTGTTTCGGTTATATTAAAATTTTGTAAACCTTGATTTCTAAGGTTGTCATTTAAAGGCAACCAAACTTGTAAACTCAAAAAATATCCCTCCCTTAATAGAGGAATACTTTTATTCCTCTACCAATTCACCTGTTGTCAAAAAATTACCATTTACATCTATTTTAAATCTTGTTTGATATAATTCTTTTACATCTTCATCAGTTAAAGCTGTATAATAAATTCTTAAATCAGACAAACTATAATCAGCCGAAGCATAACCATTATGATTACCTATTAAATGATAGTTGTGCTTTGACATATATGTTGTATTTATTCTGTCATTTGTATTGGTTTTCTTTAATTCACCATTAACATAATATTTTACTGTATGTGTTTCCAAATCCCAAGTCAAAGTACACATATACCATTTATTTAAATCAATAGAAAAAGAATATACATTACTACAACAATCCATACTTATATTTGAACCACCAGTTGTAGCAAAAATAATTGCATCTAATCCATTACCAGTCCAATTAAAAGAATTAGCAAAATATAAATAGGTTCTCCAATTACTATCAGTAGAATATCTATTTATCCACATTGAAATTGTGCCTTGTGTGAAATTTTCAAGCAACATATTAGGCGTAGTCACTTGTCTTACTTCTGCACCATCAAAATAATAAGCACCACTATAAAAAGGACTATCTGAACTAAAAGTTGGAGAATTAACTATTGTTCCATTATTACAATAACCTGATACGTCATAAACAGTATTATCATCATAACCCATTTGTGTATATAATTCATCATTTATATTAGGTGTATATTTAGTTGCCGTATCACCTAATTCTAATTTAATGTTTTTATAAGTATTAGCATAAGTACAAGTACTTCTCAATCCAACACAAATACCTATAATACTACTACTCGGTACAGTAAAAGTATGTGAAAATCTTTTATAAGCAGTACCAACATTATCCTTACACCAAACATAAGAAACTCTTGAACCGCTACTGTTGTAATATTGCATAAGTATAGTATTAGAAGTTTCAGCAGTTGTTTTTTTACTTCATAACTAATAGTTACAACCTTTCCATCCCAACTATCACTTAAAGTATAATAATTAAGATTAGTACTATTTATAGTAGTTTCTTTATCATACCTAGCTTTACAATTAACTAAATTTTCGTTTATTAAATTGTTTAATGGATAATGAAGAAATAAACCTTTATAAATATTTTTTACTTCATTAAAAGATAAACAATGATTATATACTCTATAATCCATTAAATAATGATAAGCAGAAGTATGAATTACCTCTGTTTGATAATTGAAATCAGTATATTTAGTAACACCTGTAACTTCTTTTACTTTTTCACCGTTAATATAAATAGTACAATTGGGATTGTTATAAGTAATACATATATGTGTCCATTGATAAGATGGTAATACAGAATATAAAGCACCATCGAATCCCGTTGTTTTATCTGTATAATCAGTATACCAACTCCAATGCAAATCATTACAAGTAGGATATTGAAACAATGAATATATTCTTGGAGCAGAATTTATACCAAAAATCATAGCTCTATCAGTTGTACTTCCTGTTTCAGCATTTACATATATCCACGTAGCAAAACTAAATTGTTCATTATTTAATAATTTATTAGTTTGGTCAGCTGTCCAGTACCCCCCGTTAGATAAGGCTAACCCTGCTTTTCCATTTACATAAGTTGGTGTAGTAGAAACTGTCATTTCAGCATCACCAACGCCTGTATTATTAAAATT